AAGTTGTAAAACCATACTTTACGACCATTGGTTACTACCTGTGATAAAGTGCATCTGCTGCCTCTACACATTTAGTAGCTACGGCATCAACAACAATATTAGCTACAATAAATTTATACAATTCTTTTTCAGGTAGCTCAAAACCATTATTCTTTAAAGAAAGCTTATTTGCTTTATCAATTTCATTCTTCTTGTTTGTGGTAAGTATAAGGAACTTGTTGTATACTTCATCAAGTAGCTTTCTACCTGTTTCATCTTTTGAAAGAAGCGTATTGGCAGTTACTTTACCAAACGGTATAACGTGTCCCTTAATGTGATAAAACATAACCTCAATGCCTGCCTCAGTGTAGCGACGATAGGCATAAAAAACTTTCTCCCATAAGTCTCTGTTCTTAACGGGATCACCTGTAGCAGTCTTCCAGCCTTTGTTGCACCAACTAGTAATCCAGTCTTTAGTCATTGTGTTGAACAAGTATTCTGAATCGGTTATAATCTGCGCCTCTACTCCAGATGTATAAATGTAATCCAAAGCTTCTATAAGGGCAAGCATTTCACCACGCTGATTTGTAGAATTCAATTCATACGTAGATTTAATATGTGTTTCTACAATCTCTCCTTTATCATTAAAGTGCTGAATAAACACGCCACCTGCAGATATACAGTCAGGTTTACCATTACGACGGCATGCTCCATCAATTGAAATTGCAAGCATACTACTCCTCCTCTCCTACAAATCTCTTAAAGATAGGACAGTTAAGAGATTTCTCACCAAGCACATTAGTAGATTCGCCGAATGTATCAATTTCAATGTTCCTGCCAATGTATGCATCCTTGTTATTCCAGATCTTCTTACGTTCAGCATCTGTAAAACCAGATCCTACTCCAAGGCGCACTCCATTGTAATCTACAACAAGGGCTCCCATCATTCCATCAAACTTACCGGTGCCTTCCTGCATATCAATAACTTTAAGAACGTGCTCTTCAGTATGTTTAACTTTAAGAAGATTGCTGGAGCGCTTGATCTCATACAAGCCATCAACGGTATTAAGCATTACACCCTCACCACCTCTGGACCAGATCTCGTTGACTATTGGCTCAACTTCATCCATTGATTTAACAATGCCAAGTATAGGCACTGGGCGAATTGCTTTAAGAGTCTGATGTATACCAAACGCCTGAATAAGCGAATAAGCCTTTTCTGGTTCAAGAACTCTTAAGCTATCATCCATTAAGGTTGCCGCAAGTAGTGTCTTTCTAAGCTTAGCGTTTCTTTCAGATGCGCCTTTATAGAATTCATCAAGCGGAATCATATCAAAAACATTAAAGGTAAGCCCAACCTTAACACCGCCACTATTAGCAATAGAATTTGTAGCTTGCCGCTGCGCAATGCTGTCTTTAAAGACGCCATCAGCAAGGAGCTCTCCATCGTATAATGTATTGTCAGGTAAATAAGAAGCTTCTCTTACAATATCTACAAGACCCTCGTCCTCATGACCAGATCTGCTGTAGCATCTTACCGTACCATTCTCTTTTACAAGAATGCGGCGAATACCATCAAGTTTCTCTGTGACGATGCACGGCCACTTTGTTTTTGTAGGGCCGACATCACCATACAACTTACCAAGCATACAGCCGATCTTAGGTATAAAGTCAGCTCCGTATACTTTATTCAGTGATGTTGCAGATACTCCAATCTTAAGATCTTGTGTAACAATAGCTTCTGCAAGCCACTTTGCATCATTCTGGGTGCTTTCAATAAATGAGTTTGCAAATGCTAGGTCTGCATCACTGCCTGTTCTGTGCTCACTAAAGTAAGCAACTGCATCCTCCCATGTTACGCCAGCAGTATGTGCATATAACCCTTTTGCTTTTTCAAGCTTCTTTGATGATATACCGGTCTTACAATAAGGATTGTAGATAAATCTAAGTATCTCTTTAAGACCTGGTACATTTTCATTTTTCTTGAGCAGGTACAACTTATCATTTGTACCACTTGTTCTGCTGATTAAAGCAATTACTTCTGCGACTTTAATCATAGTAGTGTTCCTCCAATCTTTTTCTTAACTTGAACTTTAAGATATTTATGACTTGACTGACATATGGCTGTGATACACCGACTTCTTTTGCTAAGTCTTTAGTAGTTGCAGTATAGCAAGAATCTCTCCACTTAGCTAGTATCACTTTGTGTTTCTCATTTGTCAGATTATCATACAATTCCTGTACAATAACTTGTATTGCTTTGCACTTCTCTCTTCTTATATAGTCATCCTCTATATTTGTACCGTTAGATAGTAAACTTACATATTCTTTATCACCATCCTCATCGGTACCTACAATATTGTTATAGGAGATGACTTCAAGTTGTCTCTTCTTATTTAATGTTCTTACATAGGTCCCTAAAGCATTATAGATATACACAGTAGCTAATGTTGAGAGCTTTGTACCTTTACTTTCATCAAAGTTGCATACTGCGTTGTATAAAGCTTCAAAGCCTATGCTCTCTGCTTCTGGGTCACTAGCAAGATTAAACTTTTTAAGTTGATCATATACTAGACCAACGTTTGAAGCTATGACTTCATTTATGTCACCTTGCATAAAACCCTCCATTATTTAGTTCTCCTTTTTGCCTCCTCTATAAGATCATAAACATCTTTAACTGATCTACACACACCTCCAACAGCTCCGGCGGCGCGCATCTCATCAATGAATATTTTCTGGTGTGATGATGCTACACCAGTATTATCTTTAAGTTCGGCAAGCACTAGAATGCCTCGTACACATATGAATACATCGGAGTACCCTTTATTGTACCTATCGCATATTCTAATTGCTTTAATACCATCACGCTTCTGCGGCGCTAACCAATCCATTACATTCTTGAGCAAGGCTGCTTCGTTGCTGTACTGTTGGTCTGATGGTAACTGATTGTTTGTCTTCATTATAGAAAACCTCCAGATTACTGCCAAGTTTGATACCCCAGTTTGCTATTACAAAACTAGGTATCTGCACAAGCACATTCCTGGGGTTTGTTACGTTGACAGTTTTAACATGCATCATTATCTCTCCTGTTTAAGTTTACTTCCTTTAGCACATTGCCGCGCAAATCACTTATAACTAAGTAGTGTCTCCTACCTAAGTAACCAGTACCTACTGAGTTAATCTCTAGATCATTGGGCAGCTCTTGTAGAGCCTCTATAAGTTCACCGATTGTAATATAGTACATTATAATGCACCGCCTTTCAAATGGTTAAGAACAGCATAACTTGCAGATCCCTTACCTTGAAGTACTTCACTGTACAATACACGGTCTATAGTACCCTTTGCAATTAGCACATAATAGTCGCAATGTTTTGGCTGCTTACGTATATCACCATAAATACGTTCCATGCTTTGCTTAAATAATTCATATGAATAATTTAGACTAAAGTAGATAGATATGTGTGCGTTCGTGAGAGTAAGTCCCTTATCCGCTGAAGCAGGGTTTGCAACCAGATATTGTATATCTCCATGCTTAAATGCACCAATCGCTGTGTTCTTATCGGCAATGCTTGTACCTCCGTAGATAGCTCTACACTTATTTCCGAGCATATCCATAATGACTTCAAATTCTTTTCTGTAGTTTGCCCAGATAAGAACTTGTTCGCCTCTGCATAGTTCAGAGTCAAGTAGCTCTTGTAACTTACTAAATCTGTAACTATCCAGTAAGTAAACTTCTTGCCTATCCTCTCCATAGAATTTATTCTCCTTTGCAGCTTGAGTATCCATAATAAAACCAGAAGTTATCTGGTTAAGCTTATTAAGTTTTGCTGCGGTACTAGGTGCTGTGATAAGTAACTTATCTGCTAATTCTACAGCCAGATCATTCTTCATCTTATTGTAGTGCTTCTTAAGATCAGCAGGCATTTCAAATTCGACTTCATGAAATGTACGACCAGGAGTTGTTAAGACATCTTCTTTATCAACATAGATTGCATACTTCTTAATAAGCGTAAACAATTCGTCTCTTCTGTCTGGTCTTAATGATAATTTCTCATACTGTGGATTATAAGACATATTCACAAAGAAGTATTCTTTAAACTGTGTGTAGCTAGATGGCACACCATAGAAATCTACTGCCTTAAGTTGCATGTAGTATTCTTGCTCTCCATTAGGCGCCGGTGTTCCAGACAATAAATAGAACCTATTAACTGTCTGTGCAAAATCTACAAGCTCCTTGCTGACTTTAGATTTAGGACTTTTCATATCAGAACTCTCATCAATGATACAGCCCTCAAATCCTATTTTGTCAAAGTATTCACGATACTTTACAAACGACTCAGTATTAGTAACATAAATACTTGCTGGTGTAGATATACGCTCAATTCTTTTCTTTGGCGTAGATGCATGGCAGCTTATTATAGAAATTTCTGGTATAAACGTTGCGGCATCTTCCATCCAAGCATTATCAATAAGAATTAGAGGGCAAACTACTAACCACTTATGATCTTGGTGCTTCTGTAGATCATCATGCATAATAGCTAATGATAGCGGTGTCTTACCAGTACGTGTATCATAAAAGAATGCATATCTGTCTCTACACTGAGCAATTTCACGCGCCAGCTGTTGATGCTTCATAAGAGTTAAATGGCTATTTACTTTACACGACTGCTTAGGACCATTGGTCAGTAGATCAGCTACTTCGCGTCTACTATTAACTTCATTATACCAATATCTCTGTATTGCTTCAGGTGTTGACTCAATGTTATTTTCATCTACACCTCTAAGCTTCTTGAGAACTTCTGGTACTAACCCAACAGACATCTTATACGATGTTCCTATTCTGTTCACATGCTTTGGAAAAATATCTACAAGTAGAGCCTGCGTCTCTGTGTCGCCACGAGGACACTGTACTTCAAGGCAGTTTTTAGAAATAAGTATTTTGTTCATAAACGTTACCCGCCTTTTAAAGTTTAGAGCCAACAAAATCCGGCACACGTAGAAAGTAGTACTGAATGACAAGTTCAGTTTAATGACGCATGCCGGAATATATTTTGTTTAGATAACCTTCCCAGCTTTATAGTTATCATAATACCCCAATGAACGCATTAGCATATCCGGTCCTTTTTATTTCGTCTGCCAGAGTATCAATTGCGGGAACAGGATTTGAACCTGCGACCTCTGGGTTATGAGTCCAGCGAGCTACTAAACTGCTCTATCCCGCTATATTTAAAGTGTGTAGACATCATTTGCACTGCGCAGCGCTGGAGCAATCTTGGCTCTCCGTACTACACACCTTAAAACGAGGAGTCGCGGCTACACTTTTGTTGTGGATGAATAAGCATAGCCGCCGAAAAATGAAAGCAAGCACACAGATAGCTGAATAGAACTGACAATATAAATTGTTAGCTCTATTCAACTGGCGGTGCAATTGCACCGCCATGTGTGACCTTAAAGCCGGATCTTACATCTCAGCTGCAGCCTCTTCGTCATATACGCCTTCATCAGCAGGCATAGCCTCTGCTGCACCATCAAGATTTGCTTCAACTGCTGTAGCAGCTGCAACAACCGGTGTACGTTTTGCTTTTTCTGCTTTTGCCGCATCAACTCTTGCCTGATTTGCTGCAATAGTCTCCTCAGAAGCGCCGCGCTGCTTAGCTTTGTACAGTACAGAATTTGCATTGATAAGCTCTCTCTTAAGCTGCTCGTCAGTCATATCTTCCAGGGCGATACCTGCCAGCTGACCTCTCGGCTTTTTCTCCTGCTTCGGAGCTTCGACTTCGATTGTAAATGTGTCGCCTGCTTTCAGGCCTTCAGGTACTGTTACTTCAACTGTAAATTTTGCCATTGTAATTACCATCCTTTCTTAAAAATCTCGACTTGTATATGGGGGTTACTTACTGTACCCTATGATATAATTATACTATAAAATACCCTAAAAGTAAATAGTTTCTATTACGGATTTTTAGCAGATCTACTCTGGTTCTTAGGAAGCTGAAACTCAGCACCGATGGGCCCCTAGTATTACTTTTCCTAACTTTTTAACTTTTTGACGTTTCTTAACAATCTCAACTTTTTAACGTTACTTTTAAAAAATGACTATAGCCATTTTTAAAAATACTTTTTGTTTGAAAAAATTTTCGAAGGGATCAATAATATGCCAAAAACGTTAAAATGTTGAGAAACGTAAAAAAGTTAAAAAGTTAGGAAAATAAGAATAGATCAAATAGAATATTTGAAATTGGCATTTTTATATCTTGTATTATTTTTCCTTATATATACCTTTATTTTTATAATTTTTAATCATGTAGGGCCGCAACGCGTATTACACTTGTCTGTAACATCTTTGTAGGTGTAATTATAGGGTTATAGTTTACGGACGTGTTATGAGTAATATATACATAAGAAATAATAAAGGCAGAGCTACAATTGTAGCTCTGCCTAGTCACTTAGACAAGTTTTGTTGCGTAGTCAAGTGAGATCCAGCCATCACGATTATCTTCATACGCTTTAAGTAAGCCCCACTTTGTAGCACCTTCACCAGCTACCTCATCTACAATAGTAAATACTCCAGGCTTAATGTAGTCTGCATACTTATCATAGTTTGTACCAGGGCCGCGGCGGATATGTAACTCAGCGATGTCTACTTTTACTCTGTATGGTTTGAATACATTCGCGTCGTTACCTACACTAATGATAGTACCACGAGAGTCTGTAGAAATAAAGCTTTCAAAGCCAGCAACTTTAAGCTTTGTAACCTGCATTGCAGCATTACCACGGTTAGAATAAGCACCTGTCTGGATCTTGTACAGATTATCAACCTTTTTAATAAGTATACTAAATCCAGCAAGCTTAAGCTTATTGGCCAGTGCTTTAGCATTGTTAAGGTTTGTATAAGCGCCTGCTTGTACATAGTACATAGTTGTAGGCGTCACTGCACCGCCGGGTCCTTCAGGTGTTGTAGTCTTTACATCAAATTTAGTAAGCTTCCACTTCTTAATAATAGAAGTGATCTTATCTACATAATTGACATCTGTGGCATAATCACCATTCTTAATGATCTGGATTGCTTTAGTATAGTCTGCTTCTCCACTGAGACCTTCATAACGCTTCTTATTACCATTCATAGCACCAAGTAAGTAAGCTGAGTGATCGCTGATTGAGTCTTCTACACAATGATACTTTCTAAAGTCAGCTGTAATAGTATAGACCTTTCCATTCTCATCATGCTCCTGGGTTTCTTTGGTATAAACTGAAGCACCGTCCCAAGTTGAGTTTGGCCAAGTATTGCCAGAGAGCGTTTTCTTCATACCGAAGCAGTTATTAGCGTGCTGTGCTAACTCCGTCTTACCGTAGCCGCACTCCAGGATAAACTGAGCAAGGGCTACAGAGGCAAGAATACCTGTTCTTTTCTGCTCAGCTGTGAAGAGTGGACCTACTTTATCTACAACCTGCTGCTCAGTCAAGTTAGCAAGTTCAGTAGCTTGAAGGCCTGATTTATCTTCCTTACTCATTGCAGCTTTTACGTCTCTTCTGAATCCATTCATTGTGTAGCTCATACCGAGGCCTCTCCACAAATGCTCAGGATCTCCATGGTTAGAAGCGATGCCGCGCTTATGCCCTTCAGCATGGCTAATAACTACTCCATCTTTTAATGGGTCAAGATTGTATAAACTACACAGCATTGCAAATAATTCTACAGCGGTATTGTAGGTACGCGTCGCAATGGCTCTTGCACGTGGTAGGTCACTACATGTAAAGATTGCTCCACTAGTGTACTTTATACAATCTGGCTCACACATCTCTATTCCGATATGAGTATTATTTACTGAACCTTTAGGTCCTGAGGCGCCGTGCCATCCGCGCCAGTACCAAGGTAGTGTCTGATGAGCATATCCTGTTAAGCCGTCAATAAATCCATGTACACAAGCATCGCCAAAATCCGGTCTATTCCAGTTATTGATAAATACTGAGGCCTTGGGCTGCGGACAACCTACAGAGTGCAGCATTAAGCCCTGCACTCCATTATCGAGTTCCCTTCCTTTAGAGTAGCATGGATTTTTAGTCAAAATACTTTTAATAAGTTTCATAGTGACTCCTTTCATTTCAATAAACTTTAGTGTAGCTGCTCGGATACAATTTCATTATGAAATCTCTGGTAAGACTGCTTAGCTGCCTGTACAGCAGCTAAGCCTTCCTCAATTTCACCATTAGCATGCCCATTCTTTAATGCCATAGCTACACCTATTGTAAGGTCAGTATTGGCATTTGTAAGTTCCATGAGGAGTAATGTTTCGGTGCTGCGCTGCTTATCTTTTTTATTCTGTTCTTCGATAAGAGCTTTGCGTTCTTCTTCATGCTGTTGGTCTCTTTTCTTAAGTTTATACTCAAGTACTCCGAAGCAGAAGCCCAGTACCAATGAAGGCACTCCCCATTGCATTAAAAGATCCTGAATCATTGCGTCACCTCCTTTCATTAAACTATTGGTGTACGAGGATTATAAAGGTCTGTATATTCAACTTCGTAATCTGTACCAGCTTCATTTAGTCTATGTAATACTACATAACGTTGATCAAGTCCCAACTTAAATGAAGTATTAAAGGCTTTGTAAGTACCACTTAAAACGCAGTTTACTCCAATTTCTACTAATCTTATTACTAGATCGCCATTATTGATAAAGTAGATTTCAAATTCAAGCTTACCTGTATCATTACGTTGTGAATATATCCAACCACACCATCTTACCATAAAGCCAAAAGGCACATAGCGATAATAATAGCATCTGGAATAGTTATCTCTATAGTCTATTTGTATATGAGAATAGCTACCATTTATACCAAATTTACAGTTTGATTCTATATACAGTGTAGTAAGAGCCGCACCATTATACTTCCATTTACATAAAGTTGGATCTATGCTAATAGATTTCCATCCACCATCTGCTTGATATGTTAATTGAGTCATATCTTTAATAGAATCTTTATATGGTAGTAGGATATCATCAAAAGGTAGATACTTTAATTTAATGATCTGATCATAGCAATAGCTATTATCCTTTAGTGTAATTATAATATGAACCTGCTCAAGTGCGTCATAGTCAAAGTCAGAATTTCTACTAAATGGCATATTTATTACACGGCTGTCATAATCTATCTGAGTATCACTAAACACTATATTGTTACCACCATATTCTACACTTATTTCATCAATATATTCTTCAATTGATACAGAAGCAGCAAAGGCATTTTCAATAATGATAGTATTATCAGATAACATCAAGTCAATATTCAATGACGGGTTTACAGCTAGTATATATACAAATTCTTTAAAGTTACCTTTATGTGCCGTCCATTGTGCATTGTATTTATCTAAGCTACCCTTTGGGATATAAATAGTGTACTTTTCTGCTAAAGAACCAAGCGTAGTAGTACCAGTAGGAGGGGTATTTGCATAACAGATAATTTCTGATAACATAAAGCAATTTGCAAAACATTGTGCCATAGTTTCTACAAAAGGAGGTATAGTAACTTTACGTAAGCTATAACAGTTACTAAAAGAATTTGCTTCAATAGATTTTAACTGCATAGACATACATGTGAATTCAGGCAGATTATAGCAATCGTAGAAAGCTTGACTACCTATATTAGTAATAGATGTACCAACAGATACTTTACGCAAGTTATAGCAACTCTTGAACATATCACTCGCAATAGCCGGCCAGTTATCAGCAAGAATACATTCACGTAAAGAATAGCAAAGGTAAAAAAGATTACCTATATTATACGCGGACTGTACATCTGCCTTATGCAAGTTTACATATTTTAGTGCATAACAATAGGCAAATGCATAAGATGCTACTGTATTTAATATCATAGCTGGCTGTATATCGAGATGTTCTATACTATAGCATTGAGTAATGTAACAATATACTGACTCACAGCTTGCTCCAAATATTATATCTTTCAAATTATAGCAGTATTCAGCGCTACACATTCCTACTTTTTGTAATATATGTAATGTCTCTAAGGCGTAGTTGTAACCAAGAAACTTACTGGTACCTTCAGTAGAAGCAGGTATGTTCAAGCTTTTTAAGCTATAACATTCGGTAAAAGCACTAGCTTTTATACTTTGCACACTATCAGGAATACTTATACTTTCCAGTGATAGGCAGTTACGAAAAGCAGAGTCGCCTATAGATAATACAGTATCTGATAATGTAGCCTGTTTTAAATTATAGCAGTAACTAAAAGCGTTAGCTGGAATATTGTCTACGTTTATTAAAGGTAATTCTTCAATATACATATTATTAGAGTACATACTGTTACATATATGATTTGCGTCTATTGTACTTAGCATATCTATATATTTATTGTTATACATAGTGCAGTTCAAAAAGATACTGTTAAAGCTAAGCGTATCAGGTATGCTAAAGTTGCGCAAAGCCTTTATATTGGAAAAAGCATTATCACTAACAGCTTGTAACGTGCTTGGTAATATTACATACATAAGTGAATAACATTCAGTAAATGCTTGCTTAATAGTCTGCAGACCATAATTAAAAATTATATTTTTTAGTGATACGCAGTATCTAAACGCATCAACGTCAATACTTAATACGCCTTTAGGTAATGCTAAATGCTTTAGAGACTTACAATAATAAAAAGTATTTTTGTATATTGCTGTCAAAGAGACGGGCATTATACATGTCTGTAGAGCTGAACAGTTACTAAAGACACTATGCTCTAATGTAGCATTTTTAGGTAATATAATATGTTGTAATGAATGCACAGAATAAAAAGTTTCAATTTGTAATTTGGTTATAGTATTAGGCAAGTAAATAGATTTTAGTGCCGTACAATAATAGAAACATTGTGAACCTACTGAAGTAAAATTATGCAAAATTACTTCTTCTAAACTTCTGGCCTCTCTAAAAGCATATGATTGCAAATATTTTCCTGTTAATTCTATTTTTTTTAAAGAAAAACAATAAGCGAATGCAGATGAATTTATATTGTCTATATTATATGGCGCATTCACTTCTTGTAAACTGTAACATCTTTCAAAAGCGCTAGATCCTACTGAAAGCATATTTTTAGTTAAATGAACCTTTTCTAAGCGGATACACATATTAAAGCAGCTCGATGGTACTGATCTTTTAACAGTAGATGCATAGCCGAAGTAAACTTCTTTTAGACTAAAACAACGCGTAAAAGTATTAGTATCTAGTGCTGTATTACGATTATCTATTTCTACTTTATATAGCATATTCCTAATAGCATCATTAATAGCATTACTTGTAGAGTTATTGAGTAGTGACCTAAAACGTAGCTCAGCATTATTAGTAATTGTAAAAGTAATTATGTATTCTCCAGGTTCCTCATAAGTATGCGTATAAAATTTATAAGAAGTAGAATCAATTATAGAATCATTATTATCACCCCAATGTATAGTAATAGCATTAGCTATACTAGACACTATATACATTTTAAATTCTTTGCTGTATGGCACACGTAAGTATAACTTTGTACCATCTATAACGTCAGCATTTTCAGGCTCAGTATATGTATCATCAAGTTGCTCATAGATAGCACCGACATTAACATGACAATTCATCGATTTAATAGTATCTAAATCATAATTCCACTCTTTACAAATACACCCTGGAACATTATTAGGCAATGCTGGCATGTCAGATACTTTTTGAAAGTTGGCAACCGTGTATTGATATAATAAAGTACCATCATAGTCATAAAAGTTAATAAATTCTTCGACTTCACCACCGCCCTTGATGCCAGAGATCATCTCTGGCATCTTAGTAAGTGTTATTTTTTCCGTTGTATTGGTCTTCTCCCTAATGGCATCTGCTATTGCAACAAGTTTATCAATAATAGCCATTTTCTATGCCCTCCAAAACTTCATCTACATAACCTTTTAAGTTATTCTCAAGCTCTTCTACACCCTTATCAATCTTAAGAAAATTATCATAGTATGACTTACGTAAATCACGTTGATAAACCCCTTCTATATCAGGGTACACAGTAAGGTTTAATTTTTCTGTTTTTTCACTTGCCACATTAGATCACCCTCCTTAACTTATTGTCATCTGCAATTCTTCTGTCCTAATTAATGGTACCGTACCATTGGTAGGATTAATAGTATTTGTTAATGTGCCATAAGCAAGTAAGTTACCTTCAGTAGCAGCATCAAAGATAAGATAATGTGTGCATGATCCCCAATTGCCCGTTGCTTCAGGAAAGTATACTGTATCATTATTTTTAATACCTCCTGCAGATGCCATACCCATCTTCTGACTAGTTGTTTGACTACTCATGCCAAGTAATGAACGCTTATAACCATAATCAGCAGGCGGCTCTGTATAACCTGTACCATCTCTAGATGGTGCCGTTGTAGATAGCCCAAGATAAATTCCTTGACTAAAAAGTGAAGATCTACCTCCCAAACCATCTAATATTCTATTTGCTAATGTATATGTCATCATAATATTATCCCTCCACTACTGAAATATTAATACTACCCGGTCTAAACAATGGTACGGAATTAGCCTCAATAGTCTTAGCTACTGTAAGGGCTCCATAGTATCTTAACTTTGCAGAAGAAGAACTTCCATCAAATATACAAAGGTAAGCAACAGCACCCCATGTAGTGGTTGCCTCTGGAAAATACAAATAATTTTTGTTTGTTATTGTTCCGTTAGTTGCAGCAAAGCTGCCGCTTGATGCAGGTATTCTTGAGTAACCAGTGTCTTGTGCTGGCTCTGTAAAACCTGTACCATCTACACTAGGAGCGGTAGTTGAAAGGCCTATATAGGCACTGGAAAAAAGACTTTGAAGCATAGTGTTTGAGTAATATTTAGTTACAGCCATTGTCATCCTCCTTATTATCATCATGTGTATCTAATGGAAGATCTAATGCTTTACCAATAAGCTCAGTAATGTTTATTGTTTCTTCTGCACTTAACTCAATATATTTCGCCATGAATATCCCCCCTCCTTATACAATAGTAATAGATAAAGTACCTATACGAAAGATTGGAACATATCCAGCTCCAATTGAAATTGGGCTCTTAAGCTCACCTGTGAAAAATGGCTCTGCTATTGAGGCTGAAGAAAATAAACCAAAGTGTGTTACAGTGCCCCAGTCAGATACTGCTTCTGGCAAATAAATAATTTTGGCATTCCTAATGTTACCTTGCGTGGGCTCACCCATACACTTAGAATCTGCTGACTGATAGTTACCAAGAAGTGTTCTAGTATAACCAGTAGTTGCATCTGGCTCAACAAATACATCACCCTCTATAACACCTACACCAATCATACAAGTAGATGCTAAGGTAGCATACTGGCTTCTACCCGTCATTGCATTAAGAATATTGTTTTTTGCTGTGTTTGAAAATCCCATAAATATTTCCTCCTTTAATTAAATATTAGCTTTCTTTCAAAATCTATAGCAAGTGTGTTATCACAGTTGCCTATTGGCATATCTTCTAAGTCGCTAGCTAATACTAATACAGACCGTGCCAATGTAGCACTAGCTTCAGAAGAAGACTCAGCGACTATGTTACTACTTAATTGCCTAGGTGGTACTCTTTGTAGTTGTGCTTCGTATAATATATCTACGATTGCAATTGCAGCTAAGTATGTACTATTAACTATAAAACTTGGTATAGCTTCTGCTATGATGCACATCTTTGCATCAACATCTATAGAACTATCCATGGTATATCTAGTGTCTAATATAGCTTCAATTTGTGACCTGATATATTGAGGCACACCCTCAGATTTACTTGATAAGCATGTTATTAGCTTAGAAGATGTATCTACTTTAGTAACATTATTAGTACTTTCTGCAAAGCGAATTAAAGACGTTACAATAGATGCTTTTATCTTAGTTTCAACAGATATATCACTATCTAGAAGTTTTCTCAGTACTTTATCAGCTATAACATTTTCTATAGTAGATACCTCTATACCTGAGTCTAACCAACAATATTTAGATGATTCCATAGCAGCAACAGAAGATATCTTTGCTGCAACAATCTCTACATCTAGTATAGCATTTAAACCAAAGAATAATTCACTAGATTGTAAAGATTTAATTATACTTTCAGCGGCGGCCTCTATAGCAGCATTTTTATCTACTGTTGCACTACTATATGCACTAGCAGTACTTTCTGAAGTCATTTCAGTAGTAGCATCTTTTCTAATATCGGCATTTCCAATAATTGTAGATATAGCATCAGTGGCTGCTTCTATAGTAGGATCTTTTTCAATTGTTACACTACTATATGCACTAGCAACAGCTTCGGCATATAATTCAAAAGTTGGATCCTTAGCCAAGATAGCAGTACCTACAATTGAAGTAGTACTATCTTTAGTTACTACATCCTGTTCATTAGCAAATGAAATCTCAGCGCCACCTACCATACCTCTAATCTTATCATTAAGATTCATAGGCGTGGCAATACTTTGGTCAAACTCCTGATCAGACTCCAAACCAAAGCTACTCTTATGCTCTGACTTTATAGCCTTTGCAGATAGCCCATCAAATGTATCAGCATGATAAATAATATTACCATCTTCTGGTATAAGAGCTGCTGAGGTATTACCACCAAGCTCAATTTCGTTATTTATACCAATGTTACCAGAATGTGTTCCCTGCACGGCATCATGCACTACTAGTGAATTGTTATCTACAAATGATATACTACCATCTTCCATAAACAATAGCAAGGTACCTTGGTGTTCTACCAACACTATACCATTTAATGTAAAGTCATCACTTATAGAAATGTGCATTGGTGTTCTTAATCGTAGTGTGGCTTCGCCACGATGCTGACCATGATGAGTACTTAATGAGAACCCGTATGCACTAGCCATATCAGCTAATGCCTTTTGCTTCAGTTGCATTTCAAGGTAGACACTTAACACATCTAGGAAAGATGCCAGATCACCTTTAGCTGACATGTTAAATGTACTTTGCTGATTTATCTGTAAGTATACCGGTGGTAGCAATGCAAACGTTACACTTGCATCATAAAGCATAGCTAACACAAATTCTGTATAGATAGGAATCTTATCCCACACTGTGCATTTAACGCGTAGCATCATGAAGTTAATCAAACTAGATAGCGCACATGATCTTAACTCTGCTATATCAAGATCATTCATTAGTAGCACCATACATAGCTCAACAGTAGCAAGTATACTATCATCTAAGTCAGCATTATTGTAAATATCAAGTATCATTTCTAATACATCGGGTTGTATAGTAACTGATCTTAGTACTGTAGTAAGCATTCTAACAGTTAACTGAAAGTTTACATAAGCTCTGATATCTAACGGTGACAAATCTATCCAATGATTAACATATTCAACCAGTTTTAGGATATACTCACCTTTTAACCTCTGTCCCTTTTTTACTTCAAATGGAGTAAGGCCCAAAGGTACAAGCCACTGTGAATAAACAACATTGTAGTTCCAAGGTCTAAATTTACCAGGACCGTACTTGTCGAACATTTTATTTACCCATTCTTCAAGCCAATACTCATCCTGGCTAAGCTCCGGCCAAGTCTTTTTTGCATAATTTTCCCACTGTGTTCTATTAGGCGTATGGATAAAGGGGTTCCAGGCAGTTGATTTTCTATATATTTGATTTACTCCCCACTCATCTGAAACATCATATATCTTAGCACATATATCATTCCAGACTTCTGTTTTAAAGTCACTAACTGGCCCGTGATTTTTTAAAGCATTGTACGCTCTTTCAGTCTCTGCAGCAGTAGCATTAAAGTTAATCATCGCTGCTGCGTTAGCAGGCGGGTCTTTTCCTTGGAAAGCTTTATTTGGATTCGTACTATGCCAATTAAACTTTGCTACTGCCATATTCTCACCTCCTTATCCAAACACTGCAATAGGGGCAAATGATTCAAGGCAATCATCTGTGTACCGTTTAGCAGCAGCTAAGCAGCTACTTATATCAGACATAGTACCTATTTGCGTTAGTACTCCATCGGTACAGCTATATACAATATTCTTTGCAGTATTTACAAATAGTCCTGTACCATATGTGATCTTTGCTGAGTGACGATCAGCACTATTACCAATCCATATTCCATCAGGGTAATACTTTATCATACCGAGCTCACTTGAACTTGTAGCAACACCTTCACCAAATATGATGTATGGCTGGGGAATTGATGCAGAGTTGTAACCAATACCAATTGTATTAGCATTACCTAATACAAAGTTCAATCCATTGGTAAGCATTTCTACATAGCTGTTAGGACTGCCTTTTGCAATCAATCGATGCAGCTGCATATTATCAGTAACAATCATACCTCCATCGATTAATGTCTCACCTTCCTGCGTAGTTATAAGAAGTCCATCAAGAGTTTCCTCTATTGTAATATACTTACCTTCTGCATCAGTTATCTTTTTTAAGATACCATTTGCAAGTACTTCAATAGTAGTATCTACACCGCCCTCACCTGGTACATGCACTTCAACAGAGGATGTCATTTTCCACTTCTTTGCTTTTGGATCAAAGTACAGTATTTCTTCATTACCTTGATAAAATGCCATCTTGTCAGCATTAAATACTACCTTTGCATTACCATCTAATCGTTCAATCTCTAAACCAGAATGTTTAGAAAACTTAGCTCCATAATATGAAGTTCCTTCTGTAACAATGTTGCTGACTGCAACCTTTAAAGAAAGATTTGTAATCTTAACATTCACATTACTTAGTATACTAAACGCAAGTCTACTAAATGATGAAGTACTCTCAGCCATCTCTGTTTTGACGGGTATTTCTACACACATAGATCCATTGTTATTGTCTATAACAGGACTATATAAAGCAAACGAACTTCCGTCATTATATTCAAATTCAACTCTTACAAAAGTGGATGGGGCATAAGCATTGCTATAATTAGAAGCCGTTAGCTCGATACGTATATAGGTAGGTGTTTGATTGGTATCATCTACGGAATACACATATGTTCTTGCATTACCACCAGCTCCAATGTTTAATTCAGTCTCAGTCATAGAAGCACCAGTAAAGGTCCATTCTTGAGTATCAGAAGGTAGTACATTAGTACTGAATTCCATAGTGTCACCTCCTATCCTATAATGCTATCATCAAGCAGCAGTAACGTTTGTGAAAAAGATCCATCATATTTAGAACGTATACTAACTATTCTTCCTACAAAATGTGTAGAATAGCAAGTACTATTAACCTCTATCTTATCACCAATGTTAAGCAGCGCATTACCGCGTATTTCAACAGTAATTACAGGTAACTCTGAGGCAACATATCTATCAAGATTAGCCTTAAAGTATCTAGCATCATCTCCAGTTTGTACAAAGTGATTTGAATACTTTAAAGGGTTTGCACAGTCGTCTGCATTTACATAAGGTATCTGATTTATATATCCACCAAGTACTGATATATTTGTGCTATCTACAGATTCTGTACTTTCTATCTCTACAGATATGCTGTCTGGTGTGTATTTGAAAGAGTACACTCTTGCAATGATACCATTTGTATCGCATACAATACCAGTCAAATAAACTACTGGACGCTTGGCAAATTCTACCACATCAGACTTAGTTATGCCAACACTTACATTAAACTGATCTACACTTACAAGCTCATCTAATGTAAGAGTTGGAATAAAAAATTCAAATGAGGCACCGTCATAAGTTTTTGTCAATGACTGCTTAGAAGATATAGATATAATCTGGTCATTATCTGTAAGTGTAGCTCGTATAGCCTCAGATGATTTTAATGCTTTCATGGTAAGTTCATTATTTCTATTGAAACCAATAACTGACCATGTTGCATGTGAAAGCTCTTTTAAATCATTAGCAACCTTTCCAGTAGAGAATCCCCAAAGTAACTGACTAGAAAAGTTACCATCTATAGATACGGCACTACCTAACTTATCAAAGTAGTAAGTTATAAAGTCTTTGTAGCTTATACCACGTATAGGTGCTAACACACCTGTATCTGCTTTAAGCACCTCAGTCATTTTATCAGAAGCATAAATGCTAGCTGTAAGGCTATCTGCAGAATCAACTCTCCATTCAGTAACATAGTAGGTACCAAAAGGTATAGGATCTGATCCGTTTATACTTATAGAAGTCTCTATTTTTAAGCCTATTCGTATTTTACCATAGTAAGGACCATCTACATTTGAAGGAGTAAATATCTTGTTTGGATTCGCAACTTTGATGTCTATTGAGCTAGGCGATAACTCGCCTAGCATTGAAGACTCTGTACACCATGTAAGTTCATCTACATAACAGTCAATCAAATAATTTGAAGTAGTTATATCTAATGGAGTATCATCAAAGTATACACTTATAATCATATTCAATTCACGCGTTGAACCATTAAACATCTCGTCTGTAGCTTGCATTACATCACCTACTTCTCTATAAGATTAAATGTTACGTTTTTCCATACCCAGCCAGAGCCACGTGCTTGATGTAACTCAGTTGGTATAGAACCTGAATACACAGTATATTTATACACTTTGCCATTTTCTGAATATTCAAATGAATAAAAAATATCATTCGTATCCCATATTGCTTCAAGTATTACATCAAGATCTGCAACGTCAATAGCTTCATAAGTAAAGTAGAATTTATGCTTCTTAGCCACTAAATCACCTACCATATCTCCATTAGCGAGACGCTGCATATTTGTAACGTTGTATCGCTCAACTTTAAAACCACCAGAAGGCTTCTTTATTGTTTTACCATTTATTTTAAAGTAATCATACATTACAGGCCCCTCCTAGTATTATCATCAACTCTAATTATATCCATTCTCTTCTGTAGCTCTCTTAGGCTTCTGTCATCTGCAATAAGAGTACCAACATACAGAGGCTGCAACTGGTTTGTACTACCAACATTATTTGATCCCATATTACTTATACTTGCAAAGATAGGTCCTAATGAAGATGTTAAACCATCTGCAACGGCATCTACAAAAGGCTGCATTGCTTTTTTATTTTCAAGAGGAATAATAGCCTCTGCCTTGTTACCCTCAGAGAATCTAGCTATATGTTCTCTATTAAATACACCACCAGTAGCATGTCCATAAGTACTACTTGTAACACCACTTATTGAGCTCCTTGCACTTGATACCCAACTGCTTACCCTATATGCAGCACTACTAATTGTAGACGAGATCCAACTACCAAAGCTACTTGCCCAGCCACGTATACTTGACATAGCATCAGAACAAAATCCAGTAATACTTCTATAAGCATTACTCATACCATAACTTACATACTTAGAAAAATCAGACGTTGCAGAGTATGCTTTATTGGCTATCTTACTTGACCATGAACTAAGCTTATTTTCAGAGCTCTGTGCGAAGTCATAGATTTTGTTAGCTGACTTAGTAGCAAAGGAGCTTATCTTTTGAGCCATTTCAGAAGTAAACTTGCTGATAACTGGAGCATTAGCAGAAGCAAACTCTTTAAAGTTAGCTATATTTTCTTTTACCCAGCCTCCTATACTTCCTCCAGTAGAGGAACACCATCCAGTAAAGGCTGCCGTTTGTTGAGCTACCCAAGCGGATATCTGAATACCTGTACTAGATACCCATCCAGAGATATCAGAGGCCCTAGTTGATGCCCATCCAGCGATTGAGCTACCAGTTTCATTCACCCATGTAGATAATGAGTCTCTATTATTAGACACCCAGCCTGATACTGAATTACCAGTATTAGAGGCCCACCCAGCAAAATCAGCAACTCTGTCTGAAACCCATCCAGAAATTGATCTTCCTGTATCACTTGCCCACTTAGCAATATCCGAAGCTTTATCAGAAACCCAACCAGTTATGGACTTTCCTGTGGTACTAGCCCAATTTGAAAAATCTTCTATTCTACTAGAAGTCCATTCATATATTGCGTTTCCTGTATCAGAAGCCCATCCTGCAAAGGTACCAACTGAATCAGATACCCAATCAGATATAGCTCCAGATGTATCAGAAATCCATCCAGTAATACTTTCAAAAGTATCGGAGGCCCATGAAGATACACTTTTACCTATATCTACAAACCAATTGCCTATTGCACTAATTACTTTAGCTCCAATATTCGCTATACCTTTAAGTACAGTAGATACCGCGCCAAGCAGACCATTGAGTACACCAAGCAGTATATTTTTACCTATTGGCTCCATTTTAGCAGCAGGAGAATGTATACCAAATATTTCACAGAAGCCATCCCACACAGCTTTAAAGAACGTTGCAATAGCTCCAAGTACAGTAACAATTGCACCTACAAAACCTTTAATAATACCTGCTATAATATTAGCACCTAAGCTTAGCCAATCACCGTTATCAAAAGCTGTTTTTATAGGCTCCCATATCAAACCAAACAGTTCTGACACTGATTCACCAAATTGCTTAAAGGGTCTTGTAAAAGCTTCAGCTACTTTACCCCAGTCTGCTTCAATAAATTTGCTAGCTATCCAGCCTACAAGTGTACATATAGCACCTCCTATTAAAGCACCTATAGGACCACCTGCAACGAACCCTATGGCTGCTCCAATACCACTGCCTAAAGGAGTAGCTATGGCCGTCCAGTTAAAGCTACCTGTCTGAAAGCCCTCTATTATATTCTTGCCAATCCAACCTACCAAGGCACCTATACCAGCACCGATAAGTGGATGCCCAACCATTGCTCCAATAGCTGCTCCAAGTCCAATACCAATAGGTAAACTTACACCTGACCAGTCACCGGTGGATAACCCTGTAGAAATTCCATCAATAAGCAATCCAATTAAAGTACCTATTGCAGCACCTATTAACGGATGCCCGACAGCTTTACCTATTGCAGTACCTAATAGAGTAGCTATAGGAATAGTTATTTTACCCGTATCACCTATACCAAGCGCATTACATAAATCGTCCCAGAACCATCCAGCAATAGCCCCAGCAATAGAGCCTATCTTCAATCCGAGAGGTCCACCAAGTATACCACCAAGAAGACCTCCAATAATTGAGCCAATTCCAGCACTAATAAATTTGTCCTTTAATTCTCCGATGAAGCCATTAACAAAATCTGATGCAACATCAGAAAAGTCTGGTATTTCAGGTATAAGAGAATCGCCTAAATCTAAACTAGGAATTTCTCCTACATCACCAATGTCAGTGACATCAGGAGTAGTTATTCCAGAGTCTGTACCTTGATCTGGCTCTTTAAGTTTAAAAACTTCATCGAATGAAAGCAGCCCTTTTATAGCTTTATTAGCATCTTCTGCGGCTTTCTTAGCTTTCTTAGCCGCATCAGCACTAGCATCTCCTACATTTGCCATTGCATCAGCAGTGGTATCAAGCCTCTGATTAAATTTGTTAAGATCACTATCTCTCTTTTTGTTATCCCTCATAAATAACTGATTAGGATTTACACCATTAAGAGCAGATAACTTAGCAAATACATTTTGTATAGAACTGCCTAATTTATTAAAGCCTCCTGATAAGCCGACTAGTACAGCACCTATAGTAATTAGTATGGTCCAAAATGGATGCTTAGCAGCTATAGTAAGTACAGAACTAAGAATTGCTATAGACTTAGTTATAGCACTTACTACAGAAGTAACTACAAGCGCACTAACTGCTTTAAGTTTAAACAGTACCCAGGCTGTAGCAGCTGCAATAAGTAGGCCAGTTAACCACTTCATAGCAGTTGCATTATTTAAGATTGCTTGTGTAACCACAGCAATAATGTCTGATACTATAGTAAGTATAGGAGCAAATGCATTAAACACAGTAAGTAATGCATATGCAATATGCTTAAGCGCCTCAAACGCATTACTTAAATGTATTTTAATTACTGTCCATAAATTCATTAAGTTAGCTACAAAAACTCTTATCTGAGACTGCAACTCTCTTGGTATTATTCTTTCAAAAATACCTCCAAGTCCTTGTAGTTCATATATAGTACGTAATTCATATACAAAGTCACCAAAAGCTCCAGCAGTTTTCTTTATCTTCTGGTAAAGTGGTTCAAACACACCAGAAGAAACCATAAGAGCGTTATCTTTTATATTACTTATGATACCGGGTAAAGTCTTAGTAGAGTTAGCTACAACTCCACCAAAACGTTCATTCATACCATCTACAAGGGCATTTATAGCTTTGCTAGCAGGTATAGCCTCTTTACCCAAATTCTGAAGCTGATCTTGTGTAAGACCAAGTTTCTCTTTAAGTATCTCATATACAGGTATACCTGCCTCAGCAAGCTGTCTCATCTCTTCATTCATCAATCTACCCTTAGTGTAGATCTGACCCATAGCTCTTGAAACAGATTCGATTATTGCAGGATTGTTCTGAGCTGCTGATGCAGACATAATACCTTGCATAACATACATTACATTCTTGTACTGTATACCATATGCAAGGAGTCTCTTTGCCGCGGCTTCTGACTGCGTAAAGTCAAAAGGTGTTGTAGCTGCAAAATCTTTAAGAACATTTATAAATTCAGAAGCAAGTTCAGTATCTCCAAACAGATTTGAGTATGCCATATGAGCATACTCTAGCTGTTCACTGAATTCCATTACGGCATCGGTACAATTCCTTATAGAATTTAATCCACCGTAAAATGCTTTAGAAATTATAATACCTTGCACAATACGTGCAACGTCTTTAAAAGCAAACTTAGACTTATTAGCAGTTTTGTCTACACCTTTATTTATTGTATCTGCAGTGCTATTAGCTATAGTAGCAGCTCTCTTCATTTTGTTGGCGAAATCAGTTATATCACCTTTTAGCTTAACTGTTAAGTCAGAAAAAGCCATTATAGCACCTCCTTAGTCCCATCCTGGTATTTGATCTATATAACCGTCTTGTACATTATTTGTTTTATTAACACCATACTTTAGCTCTTGCATGTACTTATGCACCTCGAGTTGCGACTGAAAAAATCTAGGCGTTAAATTCCATATTTGTTCATCAGTGTACTTTAGCCATACCCTCCCAACATATAAAATAAATGGCCAATCCCAGTCATCTTTAACAAAAGGATTGGCCACGTCTTTATTGCTGGGATTTATGCGTTTGGGTCAGACGTACTCCCATCAGTAAGTTTTGCAGGTTCTGCACTAACAGGCATATCAGAATCAAGAGCATCTCCGACTGAGCTCATTAACTCCTGCATATACTGAATATCAATAAGATTACCGACTTGCTGTTCTGTAAGGTCTGGATCTTCATGAATAAGACCAGCCCAAAGAATGAATCTAACTGCTTTAATGCTTCCTTCATCAAGCTTAGCGAAGGCAGCATCTACTGAGCCATACTTATCCTCCAGTTCAGCCATAGCATTGAGCGTAAACCGTAAGGTACGCTCAACGCCGTCTGTCAAAGTAATCTTAACTGGTTTAGACTTTACATCTTTTAAATTAGCCACGTTAAGATTCCTCCTTTAATTACTCTGTACCATCTCCGAGTACCTGTATAGATGAAACACTATTGGCAGGCATCAGAACTGAATCAAACCATGAATCCATAACAGAAGTTTTTGCCTCTGTATTGTCTCCATCAAGTTCATACTTCCAAATACGACGCTTCTTACCTTTAACGGTAATCTCATTTTTAAGGCGAGCAAACTGGCCTTTAATAGTGTCAGCCTGGAAGTTAATACCATCACCTTTTGTTTCATTCTGCTCTTCAGGATCGGTGAATTTACCTTTGTACAGCCAAGTGTAACGATACTTACCATTAGACTTAAGCGTCCTAAAAGCAATTGCTACATACGGTGGAATGTCAGTATCGCTGTATACAACTCCACCATTCTCATCGGTAGAATGACCAAGCAGGTCAGCCTTGTTTTCGGTTGTAAGTTCATTCTTCTGAATTTCAACTTCAATCTTACCAAGTGTTGTAGCATTTTCCATTGGACCATCGTCTGCAAACAGGGTATCCTGCGTAGCATTTGGGTTAATGTTAATATGCATTACACCTGGTGCAGGCTTTGGTGTATCGTACACAGGAGCTGACGTAGCAGTATCCTCTGTTTTCATAACAGCATACACAAGGTTATCACAACCTATTCTAGTTGCCATATATTTTTACCTCCTATTCAATAGTAGTTGTTACTCCGATATTAAAGCCATACGTAACTCTGTTATCAGCATCTGTGTTTATCTTAAATGGAGACTGTCTTAAATAAACTTGACCCCACCGCTCACTAGTAAAGTGAACTACTAAGTTTTCACTTAGCTGTGAATCGGCTCTTAAAGCCTCATACATTTCAACAGCCTTACGTCTAGCTATATCAGCATTTCTATCTCTAGCAGTTACCTGTACTGATCTATTAACTAAATCATCATAAGGAACTGCAGGATCCCCTTTGTACTCATGGAGTACTATAGCAAAGTCAGGTGATTCTGGCGAAAAGTCTCTGAAACAATCTTCTCCATCTCCTACAGCAAGCCCCTTATTAACAAGGTACTCAACCATGTCCAATAACAATGGATTTGCCATAATTCACCTCCTATTTATTCATTTCAGCAAGTGACTCACTTGCGTACTTAAAAACAGTTCTAGCAAAGTTATCTTTACCATACTCTCTTACTGGATCTTCCAAAAATTTTGCCTTACCATTACGATGAGGTGTTGTAAGATCTTCATGCACTGCAACCATATAGTCAGAGGCTGCGCGACCAGTCTTTGGATTTATTGGGTCTCCATTACCACCATAACCTACAATGCCCTCGTACTTATAACTGTTGCCAGATGTATCTGTACGTCTGTATACAGAATAAAAAGCGCTCATAGCCAACGTGTATGTGTCTTTTGGTACCTGCGCAAGACTTGCCTCAAGTATTTCTTTGCATGCCTCAGTGGTTGCCTTCTTAGTGCCTGTACCAACATTTCGTATAGTAGCTTGGCACTTCTTGTTAAACATATCAAGATCTTTATAGTCAAATTCAAACGTTACTTTCATCAGATATACACAACCTTACAGTCAGGCTTACCTTTAGTATCGTAATAAGTACTTATACTAAGTATGTCACGTTCTCTTCCTTCAAAGATAACAGTATCTGTAATCTTTATATCAAGAGTGCCTTCTACATAGAGGTGAGCAGTAGAGGTAACTGCAGAACCTCTTAGGTCAGTGACAACCTGTACTTTTCCAGATGGATAACACAGAAAGTCAACAGTCTCACCATACACCTTATCACCAGTACCATTCCTTTTCAGAAACTCCTTGTACTGTGCAGGTACATTTAGCCATGGCTTTAAACTCTTATACATATCGTGTACCCCCTTTAGGGTGTGACCATGGAGGGTTATTCTGCATACCCTTTCTAAATGTTTTAGGATACGAATATTTTGGAAGTGATAGTCCAGCTGCAGAGATTTTTGCTTTGTAAGACTTTGCTTGCTGCTTAAAGAAATTAAGTCTTTCTGTTGGGTCTTCTGACTGAGGACCTAACGTTCTCTTAATGTCTCTAGCAAATATAGTTGCAGCTCTATTAAATAGCTGGTACTTAATTTGATTCTCATTAGGACCATAGGTATCAATGATGTACTTGATCTCTTCATCCTGCATGATAGGATCACTCTCATTGGTATCGCCTATTAAGAATCTACACTCATCAAGCTTACTATCTGCTGGATTTCCAGAGTAGCTCCAAGACATCAAATCACCCCCTATTTAACAATAGCTGCAACAGCTTTTGTAACAGGCTTGGCAGTTACACTCACCTTAGCGTCCTGAATAGGTTTTTGGGCTTCTTCATCAATACCCTCGATAACCACCTCTTTGCTAGGCAGCTTTAACTCTACTCTATACTTGGCTTTAAAGAAAGTGTAGTAAGAATCAAAGTTATGCTCGTTAACTTCTACAATCTTACCTTCTGCAAATCTGCTTTTAAAATGCTTAATCACAGCAGGATCACTGATAACAGTACCTGCTGTGAGCACTTTTCCTAAGTTTCTAAATGGTCGTCTTACAACGAGCATTATCTTACAATATCCTTAAAGAACACACCAAGGTCCTTGCAGATCTGCTTAGCATCAAATGCAATTTCACCTTCGATACGTTCAGTGCCGAGACCGAGCATATCCATCGGCAGTCTTACGATACGGTTACCATAAGCACCAGCGCCTTCAAGACCTGTCCAAGCAAAGATATAACCTGCTGAAGGTTTCTTAAGAGCCGGACGTGGATTGCTATAACACAGCAAAGCATGTTTACCCATGATGAAACCAACTTTTTCCTTAGCACCTTTTTCAGCAGTGTTAACTACAGACCAGGCTACAAGTACTCTATCAACTTCAAACAGTGTAGCCAGCAGATCAGTAGTAACAATACCCTTCTGAGTGTACTTAATTCTGTCGAGGATATCCTCATGATTCTTCAGGGTATTGAATACAAACGGTGACAGAACCAGTGTGTTAGGTCTGTAACCTGTCTCAGATGCCATCTGCACACCTGCAGTTGTGAATACTCCGATAGGATCTGATGTAGGATCATCAAAGTACACAATCTTCTCTTTTGTGCCGCTAGCTGCCGGAGCTGCTGCTGTAGCACCTTCGATCTCTCTTCCCCAGATACCAGACTTAAAGAATTTAGATGCCCATTCCATTTCTCTACGAATCAGCATTTTCTGTGAAACAAAGTCTGTAGCATCTGTATCAGCATCAAGCGGCTCATCATAGTTTGCTCTCTCTTCAGGAGTAACATCCTTATGAAAAGCGTGCTTGCGGCAGTAGTATGGATCAGAGGATTCAACTCCGTAATCGCCGCCAGCAGACTCTGATGCTGCGCCACGTACCTGAGCTTCATCTCTCATAAAATCAGCTTTGCTGTAAATATAAAATACATCTGACTGTCTCTTTACAGGAACAATAGGGAATACCTTATCAGCAATAAATGCTGATGCATCCTGCATATAAGCTACAGAGATGTTTGTCATCGCTCTATCAATATGAGCGTTCTGCATTGTAGGCATAGTCAGTATCTCCTTTCTTAGTTAATTTTTACGGCAACCAAGCCGCCTGCAACTGCTGTACCGGTAATAGTAACACCTACTGGTGAGTCCTCAGATGTTACAGCCTTGCCTTCTGCATCAGGAGCTACACCCTTACCTGAAGTAATAGGAGCGGCTGCTTCAACCATTACAATACCATCTGCGATTTCAAGCACTTCACCAGCTTTTGTCTGGTTCATAGAAACACCGATAACCGGTGTATCAGCTGTTGCCTGAACACCTTCGCTTTTATCGTTAACAGAAACAAAACGATGTCTCGCTACATTGCCACCTGCAGGTAAGCTGTATCGAAGACCAGGAATTTCATAAGCATTCATTAGTTTGCACCTCCCTGCAAATATTCTTTATAAAGATCAGGATTTTCCTTAATAGCGATTGCAACCGCCTTCTGCTTTGTAACATTGTCACGCTTAGCGATCTCAACAGCCTTTACCTCGATCTTATCCCAGGCATCTTTACCGGATGTTCCAGTATGACTTTTACCAACTTCATCAAGCACAGCTCCTTCAATAGCTGCGTTAATGGTAGTAAGTACGTCCATAAGCTCTGGGCTGCATCCTTTGACAATTGATACAAGCTTTTCTGAATCAACTGGCAGTGCTTTTAACTGAGCAGCTTTTGCAACAGCTTCAGCCTGCTGTTCGGCATCTTTTGATTTACGCAGTTCCTCTTCAGCAGCATCTCTCTGCGCCTTCATTTTTACAAAGATTTCGCGTGCTGCTTCAGGCATGCTCTTAATGGTCTCTTCTTCATCAAAGCTTGCTCCAGAAGCTGCCTTCTTACAGGATTCTCTCTTATCGCAGCCTTTACAGTCTTCTTCATTGTACTTCTTTGTGCAACCTTTTGCTTTCAAGGTTTCAATTTCAGAAGTCTTATTTGCAAGCTCTGTATTTGCAGCCGCTAAGTCTTCTCTTGCTTTAGCAAGGTCCTGCTGTGCGGTTTCTTTTTCTGCATTTGCAGTTGCTAAATCTTCCTTAGCTTTTGTGATAGCACTCTGAATAACTGAAGCATGTTCAGGTTTCATTTTGCTAAGAATCTCTTCAACATTCATGCTTGTACTTTTCTCCTTTCTTTTATATAATTCTATGAAAGAAGCTGAATTAGCTCCTTCATCAACAAAATCAACTCGGTCCAATTCCATATCAACAACCAAGTTAGGCATAAACAGCACCCCCTATTTATATTATACGCTCTTTAGTCAATTTGTATAACTCTAAAGCTTAACTCTTTTAAGCTTGCCTTGTATAGAAAACATTTTATAGGTACCGTCCTTTACTTTAGCAAAAACTTCTGGGTCTAACACTTTAACAGTTATGAACCAGCCCTGAGGAACAGTACCTTCTGGTATACCTATACACTCCTGCTTTTCCTTAGTAAATACTATTGACTCTACTACTACTCCTTTTGCTTTACCTTTATGCATCTCACCACTTTCTCTGTAATCAAACATAAAGTCTATAGCAGCTTTTTCTAATACTTCAGGAGGAATAATATCATCCTGCCAGTCAAGGGGTATAGAACCATCCGCATTTACAGATACATTAGCCCAGCCACTTACAAGACATTTATCTTCTTTAGCCTTTGTCACATTAAACATGACATTAAGCTGCGCTTCATCATGTACAGGAATTTCTTCTGTAATGTACACACTTTCATTATGAGACACTCTAGATACAGAACCATCTTCCCTATACACACTGGTGTACTCATTTATATTAGCATTTCTTTCAACCACAACCATAGCACTCATCTTATTCACCTCCTGAACCAGTATAAGCTAAATCATTCTGTTCGAAATCATTATCTACTGTATCATCAGTATTACCTGATGCACCTGCATTGCTTTCTTCTGCGTCTGCTTCATCATTACCTGTATTATTACCTGTATTATTAGCATCTTTAGCACCTACTTGTTTAAGGTACACTGAGTTAAACGTCTCTTCATCAAGATATGGCATACCAAGAATACTTCTAAGGTAGTTCTGCATATCTAAGTCACCTGCAATGTTAAGCCCCATGGCTCTAAGCACAAGTGCAACTTCTTTAAGTGATGGAGACTGTATCTGACCTGGAACAATCTTAGGATACTCTGTAATATCAGGAAAATAATTGCATCCGAAAAGCATAGGTACCGCCTTATCGTTAAATACATCAGATATATTATAAAGCTGTGCCTGTAGAGCAGCTGCAAGCATAGATTGCTTAGTATCAGCCAGAGCAAAAGAACCTGCTTTATTGTTACCTATAAGAATGATATCAGATAGCATTGTAATTGCAATTCTATTATCATACCTATCAATAGTCTCACCTATATTGATCTGACGAGATGATCCAGATGATAAAAGATCTAATTCCCAACCGTGCGGAAGTAAAATACCCTCTTCACTATCTCGTCTTACTGAAGCTACAAGCTCCTCGGCTCTTGTACGTAACGCTACCATTCTTTCATCATCTTCATTCCAAAGATCCAGATCCTCTGGTGCAGTAAGTACAGGAAAACCTGCCAAGTCTCTTTCAATACCAATACCTTCAATTTCTTCAAAGTGCTTCTTAAAGAACCAAGGCCTGTAAGCATTACGCAACAATGATTTACCTTCTGGGTTGTCTCTACTAACTCTTGTTCTAAATAGTAAGCCTTTTGACATTGGAATAGATACAATCTTAAAGTCAGGCTCTGCCATCTGCACAAAGGCTGTAACATCACCTTCTTTATTAAATGTCCATTCATGCAGTGAAGTTTGTGCACGTATAGGTAACCGTCTCCAGCCTATACGCCCATCAGTATACTTGCTCTTGTACTTAGAGCTTCTTTCATCTGGACCTCTTCGTATCTTGTATACAATTTCATGAAAGCTGAAACCGTATGTAAGCATAGAAAGAATCTCAGAGATGGTATTGGCCCAAGACATATCCATATCATGCATGCAGCTTTCAAGAAATTCTGCTGCCTCTTTATCTGCAGGACTGTTACTTGCAGGCTCAACCCTCCAAGTAGTGCCACGAATAAGCATTTCTGCTAAATATAAAATAGCACCAATAACTGGATCATTATCCGCCATTTCCTGATAAATCTTACCAGCATAGGGCCATCTTAGTTCAGGTAAGAACTCTTCATATACATACGGGCCATAACGCCTAAGGCCTGTAGTACCTAATTGCTTAAAGTTAACAACCTTCTTACCGTTCTCCATCTACTCTCACCTCCTAAATTTACTCCAATAAGAACCGCCTGTCTTTTTAATACCTGTGGGTACACCATTATTAACAGGCTTTCTAAAAAAGTTAAATGCACCAGAAAGTCCATCTATAGTATCATCGTGTAAACCATATGGGAATAAGTCAGCCTCATCTAAGAATGGTAATATATTTCTACATCGCTGCGAAATCATTATTCTTCCTGCCTCTGCTGCGGCAGAAGCTGGTCTTGCCCTTTCAACTTTAGAACCAGATGAGGGTACTCCCTGAAAATCGTAACCATTAAATATGCCTCTAGCATAGTTATCGGTAACAATCTTACCAGATGATCCTGGCTCTTCTTCCATACGTATAGCTACTCCATACCCGTCCTGTCTAGCAGTTTCTCGAAGTAGATTTTCTACTTCATGTGGTGATTTCTGCACTCTAACTATATCCTCTATCCAGTACATACCTTGGTAATGAGACAGCTTAAAACCAACAGTCCAGTCTGGATCACGCTTATCTCGTCCTTTACCTTTACGTTTAGCCGGGTCAGTAGAAGCCAAATCCCAATATCTAACTGTCTTAACAGCACTTGGTATATCAATGGCTGGTACAATAGTAAACCAATGCCTATTGAACATATCACCATTACCTTTTATTTCCCAGTTACCATTTAGCAGCCTCTCACGCTCTATAGGGTCGAGCTCAGCAAGGGACTCTTTATACGCTTCAGCATCAAGATAAGGATTATCATCGATACCAGCACCTATGAATATACGTCCAGCATCTTTACCTTCTACAAAGAACCTCTGGTAGTAATACTCACCAAACTGTCCACCAGGGTTAGCTGTAGCTCTAAAACGTAGTGGTACCTGTAAGGTCTTTGGCTTACGTAAACGAGAGAATAGGTATCTGTAGTTAGCAGGATCAATATGAGTTACCTCGTCCATACCAATATACTGAAACTCAGCACCCTGGTAACGATAACAGTCATTTGCACTCTCAAGGTACCCAAAGTTAAGTGTAGCTCCCGATGGAAAAACATACTGCTTTTCCTTCTCAGACCACTTAACTTCTTTACTATCTACAAATGGCATTAGCCATTGTTTTGACATATCGATAAGAGCACCAGGTAACGATAAGTCAGCATATGTTTTACGAAAAAGAATAGCCGAATAGCCCGGTACATCTACATACTGTAGTGCAGCCATAAGCTGAGCCACTGACTTACCGCCACCAGCAGCGCCTCCATACAAGATCTCTTTACTATTGTTCATCAATAGAAATGCACGCTGCTTTGGAGTTGGGTCAGTCATATGGGATATACTTAGTTAAACGCGGTGTAAGCATTCCCTGTAAACTAGTTAAATCTACATTGGATAAGTCGACTCCCATAATAAATAGCCACCTCCTTTACTCTAAATTGTGGGCGAGACAACCCGCCCACATTCACAGATATCATTACTCTTCATCATCTTCAACATACTCAGCCTCAATAAGTTCACCTTCAGGGAGCTTATTAGCAGCGTCAACAAGACCCTCACCTACAATGTAAGCGAGTACTGTTGCACCAGCAATGATAAGAGCAGTAATCTGTGTGGCCTGATTCTCTGTACCACCAAGGGCTACAATGAGCATACCTACAAAGTTAGATACAGCAAGCCAGAACTTTCTGCTTGTGAGCTTTCTTGCCCAATCAATCTTGTTCATACTATTCACCTCCTTTTTCTGTCTGTCTGATTATAGTACGCCACTTGAAGATTCTATTCAATCTCTCCTGGCTAAAGAACGCTTGTTTCATAAACCAGTCACGAAAATCCTCAGCTCCCTTAGAGCTGTTACACGACTGACACGCGGGCACAATATTACTTTGAATAGTCTGACCGCCTCTACTGACAGGCTCAAGGTGGTCCCTAGTAAGCCTCTGTCCCTTTCTAGGTGTGCATCCACAATACGCACACTCGCCCTGGAAAAATATCAGAGCCTCTTTCCACTCTTGATGCGTAAACTCTGGATTATCCTCGCCGCGGCGCTTCTGACACCCAATAAAGTCAGAATGCCGCTTTTTACTCCTATTCTCTTTTCGTCTGATATTATAACAGGTCTTACAATCCTGCCTCCAGGCTGGTCTGCCTTTACCATCTGTACCGTTACGCGGAAACTCCTCTATAGGCTTTGACTCGCCGCAGAATACGCAGCGTCTATATAGGCGTCCTTCCTTACGAAATGTTTCAGACTCGAAGCAGCCATACATTCTCTTATTTCGACTCTTTCCCATATGTTACTCCTTCATCTCAATCCCACTTATATTACCTTCTTCATCCTGAACTACAACCTGTGTTGTTGTCGTCTTGGTTTCAGTCTGCTTGACCCCGATCTGGGTAATGTCACCCAGGGCCCCTGCTTTTAGTAGAATACCTACAACCTCACTCAAATCAGACTGTTTTGTAGGTGCCTTCTTAAGTTCAGGATTCTCTGTATCAACAACCAACTCACGACGTATCTCTTCTTGAGCAATTGTATCTATCCTAGCTTTACGCTCCATATCACTAGCGAGTCTTGCTAGTGAAGCAATTTCGCCTGGCTTGAGCGCCATCGGATCAATCAGCTCAATGGCTGTATTTAGCTTGTCGCGTATCTTAGCCGCCATATCTACATGATCTCTATTCATGTCAAGGATCTCTTGGCACCGCTGCGCAAGCGTTATAGTATCACAGTACTTCATCCAAGCCTGCATTCTAACTGGGAAACTCCAGCGCTGCGCAATCTTTCTAACAGAGCTATACGTAGTATTAAGCTGCCTAGCTACACCACTATAAGAAGGCTTCTTACCTGGGTAGCTGTCTCTATACGCAGTCCATACAGTAAATTCCCACTGTGTTTCACCTGGCTGTTGCTCCCATAGCTCGAGGCCATTATCTTTTGCATTATTTACCCAGTCTTCTTGATGTTGTCTGTAGTATGTGATTCTGTTATTTTCGGCTTTTACACAATCTACACACAGATGTCTATCAATATGATGCGCAGGCTTATACTGTCCACACCTTGGACAAAGTATCATTTGGACTGCTTCTGTTTTGTCAGAACTACTAATCAGTTCAGTTTTATTCGACTCTTCTGCCATGCATTATTCACCTCCTTATGTTAGTATAGCCTTCCTAATATTATTATACGCAATTTGGCCAGTTAGTATAGCTACAATAGTATCCAGTAGTTTATTTTACACGGGCTCGTAATTAGTCCACCTATAATTATAAAAATGAGCCTTATAAAAATCTACAAACAACCTCTTACGAACGCGTAGCGCATAACTCAGAGGCGCTACGAGTTATAATTATCATATATTTTTGTTTATTTTATACTTTGTTATTTTTGGACTTCTATACTTCTATAATTTTTGGACTAGTTTCTAAAATCCAGTGCCACCACGCTAGGGCCCGCCCGGCAGACTGCACAGTTTTCTGCAATTTTTGGACCAGTTTCTATGCAATCTGCATAGAGATTTTTTCTATCAGTTTTGCACAGTTTTTGATCAGTTTTCATCAAATTTTTATGCAAAATGACAGGTACATATATCCTGTTAGATATGAACAGAAATAGATCAATTATCAATGATTTTCTATGCAGATCTACTAGGTTGGAAATTATTTCTGTTAGATATGAACAGAAAGATATATCAATTCTTGTTAGAAATGTCAGTTTACTTTTCTTAATTTTTTGATATAATATAATTATCAAATAAATAAATGAATCAAATAAATATGAAAATTAAATATATGAAAGAATATTTAATATATTTGAAATATTTATTATTTGAAATTTGATCTTTGACAATTGAATATAGAATTATAAAATTGTCTGACAATTCAAAAAATATTAAAAAGAAAGTAGGTATAATTATGACAAATTTAAAAGAAATCGAAGCAATGGCAGCAAAATATGACAATGATCTGGAATTAGTAGCAAAAGAGCTTAAAAGGCTGCAGTCAGTCAAATGTAGACTTAAAAAGTTCAAAGGCAGATCTGACTATGAAGTAAAAATGACTGAAGTTCTGAAGCAGGAGCAGGTATTAAAAGAAGTTAGAAGTCTTCTCGACCCAAGAGAAAAGCCGGTAACAATGTATGTAAAAGAAGATGTTGACAGACTGGATTATGACGAGACCGTAAAGGCCCTGAAGTCAATTCAATCTAAAAAATGCTTGTCCAGATGGCTGACTGAAGAAGACGGCAATAATGATGAATATAAAAAAGCTTGTCAGATTGAAGCATGGCTGAATGAACATAAAAAAGAAGTCAAGCCAGTAGACGATGCTTATATCAGAAGATCCGATCTTCAGACAATAATTGATACGATTGAAGATTCCGGAAATTTAAGTCAAGAAAAGATTCTTGAGTTACTGAAAAGTCTTTAATAAAGATACGGCCGGTCTGAAAAGACCGGCCAGATGAAGAAAAGAAAGAGAGGATATTAAAATGGCAAGAATTTTTAAGAGTAAAGAACATGGTTATGTATGTGAGCTGTGGAGTGCATCTACAAAACATCCAGATGAAGTTTTCTTCTTTGATGAGTTTGAAAAATCTGAATATTACGAAGATAAATATCAAGTATTCCAATGGTTATTAGAGTGTGCAAGCAAATTAACTTTTCCAATGCATGCATATTGGCTGGCTGATAAAGCAATGACTGAATGGTATCCATTCCATACATCCAATTGGGATGAGCCTGAGCTGGAAGAATGGAATAAAGATCATTGGCATCCAAATTATAGATAGAATCCAGGGCCTAGGCCCTGGATTCTTATTTGCTTGGATTTGTTAATTTCTCGACGATCTACTCGCTTGCGGCCAGCCGCAGCCAGACTGGTCCGCGTAAGCAAGCGCCGGTGCTTGTTAGAAATTTAACATTCTTGTTAGTTCTTCGGCAATCTACTAGCTTGTCCTTCCGTCCAGCCGCAGCCGGACTGAGCTGTACTGCAGCTGCGCAGCTCGCGGCCAGCCGCAGCCGGACTGAGTGATACGACAGCTGTGCAGCTCGCGGCCAGCCGCAGCCGGACTGAGCCGAGCAGCGGCCGCTAAAACCCAGTCGCGGCTCGCCAGGGCCGCGCAGCGGCCGCTAAAACCCAGTCAGTCCTAGGCCGCGCAGCGGCCGCTAAAACCCAGCCTCGGCTCACCGTTGGCTGAACCACCGCGGCTAAAACCCAGTGCAGCCTCGGTCATACGGTGGCTTAGCCACCGCGGCTAAAACCCAGCCGCGGTTCGCCAGTGGCTTGGCCACGGCGGCTAAAACCCAACACAGCTTCAGTCAAATGGCCCTTGGCCACGGCGGCTAAAACCCAGCCACGGCTCACCAAAACTGCAGCTGCACTGTTGCAAAAAAGAATCAGCAGCCCTTCGGCTGCTGATTACTTAGTATACAACATATCCGACTGTGTGCATTTCGTCTATTACACGTTCGCCGTATGTTGTCGGTATCCAAACTCTATAGCCGTCTGTAGCAAATGTACCGCTACATTCATTCTCAGTATATACACGCTCACTGTCTCTTACTTGCTCTTGATATACTGGAAGTAACCATTCAAATGGTAAGTCATCTTTATAATTCATACACTTGCAGTGTTTCTTCAAATGTTCAAACAAACAGTAGCGTAACATATCGAAGTATTTACTCGATGCATCGTTATAATCATAGCTAAGAGTTTCAACAGTTATCTTATCAAAGTCATCAATCTGAACGTCATTGCAAATATGATTGACTGTAGTAATTGTGCAGTATCTTTCTCCGATGTTGACAAATACTGTTCTGTTTTCATCTGGCAGCCACACTTCAAAAACACTTATCATGATGTGACCTCCAGTATTGATATATTTGTGTGACATTGTTTTGTAATTCATAATCGTACCTCACTTTCAGTAGTTTGTATTTGGTTCCTTACAATTATATTATACCAAAAATCTTGCAGTTTGTTGTCAGTTTTTTGAAACTTTTTTAAGTTGCAACAGTTCAGACTTTGTTTGGCCTAGCTATGACCTACTAGCTTATTGAAGTTTGCGGCCACAACCAGCCAATGGCTGAGCTGCAACAAATGCAGAAAAATTCAGCAGCCAATGGCTGCTGAATTTTATTGGCTATTTAATATCTGGATATAAATTCTCGTCGCATATATGCTGGATGAATCTGTACAGCGCTTCAGTCTGCGGTCCGCCTAATAAGAATCGATGAATTCTGCCGCCTACTATAATCGTGAAGAGATCTTCAGTATATTCAGTATCGTCTTCAAAATATCGTTCCATGCGATCATTGCTTGCTTCAAGAGCTGAAGAGATACTCTCGGCCAGTCTTGTCAGTTCAGTATATTCGTCATGTTCAATTTGAATGTTCTCCTCAGACTTAGCAAACAGCGCGATGCTATAAGCCTGCTCAGATATATACGTAGCTAACGGCAGATCATTATAAATTGCATCAACGATGTCGTAAACTTGCTCTCCGACATATTCAGCCGTTTGATTGCTACTGCAGCTATATTCAATAAGTTTCTGTCCGATAGTTGCAACTGTCATTTTCTTACTTGTTTCGTTTGTCATAATATTTTTCTCGCTTCCTGCTGCTGAAGCCGATCAGCAGTCTTAATATTATATTTCCGGCTTATATTTATATTATATCATGTTTTTTGTCGTTTGTTATCAGCTTTTTGAACTTTGATGCAGCAGCTGCATTGATTTTCCAGGCTGTGATCTACTAGTCTGTGGACCGGCTCAGTTGGCGCAAGCCATGCGGCCGCAGTCAGCCTGTACTGTGTTGCTGTCGCGTGTGCAGCCGCAGCCAGCCTGTACTGTGCCACTGCCGCGTGTGCAGCCGTAGCCAGCCTGTGCTGGACTGCGCTATCGTCGTGGTTAGCCTGCACAACACCGCAGCGGCTAAAACCCCCAGCCTCAGCTTGACAGTGCTTGATCGCACCACGGTTGCCTCGGCCCTACGGACTTGCGTGGTAGCCGCTAAAACCCTAGCCGGACTTGGCTATGCTGCCGCCACACTTGCAGCTTGACTCAGCTTCGAAATTCGATGCAGTTACTGCATCGATTTTCAAAAAACTGACAACAAACTGCATAAGTTTTGATATAATATAATTAAAGATAAGAAATACAAAAGCTTATCAAAAACCAAAATACGTCCGCGGCTACGAGATGACCGCAGTACCGACAGTGGATGGTCGGTTGAAAGGAGTCGAATATGACGATGAATAATTTATTTGCAGAAAGCAACAACACAGCAACTACAAACGGCAGAGGACTTGCAGGAACCGCTCAGCTTACAGCAATCGCTAGTGAGCTTGCCAATAGGACAATCGCGGAGCTGAATGAAAGCATCGATGAGTACATGGAGCTGTTCAAAGCTTCCCAGAAGGATCACAACGCGATGGACTCACTGGTGGATGCGTTCGTTGATTTCGATGAGGTAGATTACGACTTCATCTATCAGTTGGATATGGCAGTCGTTGATGGCATGTTGAAGTCTCAGCAGTCAAAGCGCTCCCGTGCTAAGAGCAAAGCGATGACCATGGATAACTACAAGAGCATGATGACAGCTGCAATCGCTGAGAAGATCATTCGAATCGCAACTGGCAAAGCAAAGAATGCAGTAGGAGTTAGACGCAATACAGGCTCAGTATCCTTCAACGAAGACGAACTTGAGGTGCTGAAAGCAGATCAGGAGCAGCTGAAGAAAGAGCTCCGTAATATTCAGAGCAAGAAGTCAATCATGAAATCGAAAGCTGACTTCGATGAGAGCAGCGAACGTTGGCTGGCATTACTAGAAGCAGAAGAGCAGCTCAAGAGCATCAGAGTTTCCTCTCGAGGCGCAAGAGTCGTTGAAGTCGACACGACAAAAGAGAAACTGAAAGAAGCTTTCGAAGGTATCAACCTGGAAGACATCAACAATATGAAAGCCGCTGATTCAAAGGTCCTGCTCGCTAAGCTTGCAGAACTGATCAGCAAATAATAACTGATAGCAACCCGCTTAGCTACAAGGCTAAGCGGGACATATGGAGGGATGAATATGAGTGATGTATCAAGCAAAAAGAATGCTATATGGTTACAGGTGCTAGCATAAACTTGTAACTGCGTACCAGATGAATATGGCAATGTATTATGTGACATCTGTGGCTACTGTGATAAGTGTAGTGCAGATTGGATAATGGCACTGTATAAAGAGCGCTTAGCAGCTGCTGGTTTATTATAACGATTACTACCAAATATCTACTTTCTTTTGAAGCCCGCTGGACTTGTCACCCAGCGGGCATTTGTTTTGGCCCACTGCGCAGCTGGGCTCGGTTCCCGCCCGGCTGTGACCTACTAGTTCGCGGACAAGCTCAGCGTAAGCCAGCAATTTGGCGCCGCGTCGGGGTCAAGCTTGGCCATTGGCCTGCTATGACCTACTAGCTTGTAGACCTGACGGTGGCCGCGACCAGCCAGCGCAGTACCGCAGCGGCTAAAACCCGATCGAGCCATGGTCAGCCGGAGCTATGCGGCGCTGCGTTGAGTCGTGCAGTATCTGTTTGGTTTTCGTGAGGCTGCCATGAGCTACAATCAGGTCTACCCAGCGACCTGCATCAGCTCTGGAACGCTGCGCCGCTGTGCTAGTTATTTGTTAACCAAACAGGTACTTGCTGGCCTTAAAAAGACTAGCCCTATGCTAAGTGGCCGCTGTGCTTCTGAAAGCTTGTTCGATTCGACGCGGCGCCAGGTCTAAGGACATTTTAGCAGAATATCTACTCATACAACCGTATCGTTAATTATTAGCATCTGCGCCAGCACGTATCTACATAGGTATCAGAAATATTTCATATTCTTTCCTTCCAGTTAATTTTTCAAAAAATAGGTATATATATATAGAATATTTTATATATATTATTTTGGCCAAATTCAATATTTTCAACTGGTTTTATTTTTATATGCTGTCTGAATAGTAGTTTATCTTTCTGAATAGAATATGATTGTGGGTCGCTGTGTCGCTGCCACATTTTATCTAACTTTTGACTTTTTAACTTTTTGACGTATCTCAACCTTTTGACGTTTTTGACGTATTTTAATTTTTAAACAAGTTTTCAAAAAATAAATTGATATTTTTATTTTGTATATATTATTTTTTAAATTAGGCGTCAAAAACGTCAAAACGTTGAGAAACGTCAAAAAGTTGGGTGTAAGATGTAAGATAATTTTGATGTATTGTAGATACTGCGCTGAAGCAATAAAGAAGGACCAGATACTATCTGGTCCTGTGATGATGTAATATTGCGTATCTAACAGCCTGCTAGATTAGTCGGTATGTACATAGATTAAGCCATCCTCAACTCTATATCCAAACGGCAGGTTGCCGTCGTCACAGATAATGGCAAGATCCTTTGTAGATAACCCAGGCGCATTCTTAACAACTCTGTATTTGTGATGTGCATAACCAGCGCCTGCACTCTCAACTACAACGTCGTAGTCCTCAAGAGCTTTTTGAGTGCGTTCTCATAATCAGGTGAATGTGGTGTAATGTACTTTGTAACTAATCCGTACAGGCCATGTTTAATCTTGTAGTTACTAGTAAGTTCTTTGTATCTTTCGTAGTTTGACATAACTAAATCTCCTTTCTTAATGCATCAATCAAATCAGCTAATTCAGCAACCTCGTATGCAAATAACTTATTCTTAATGCGGTTCAACCAAGCACACATACTGTCAAGTAGCTCTTCTGCTACTGTGGTTTCGGGTGGCGCGGATGCTAAGAACCTGCTGCTGGATCTGATCAAGGCATTGTAGGTCTTAGGGACCATGACACCTTTGTAGCCTTTAGGTACACGCTCAAGCTCATCTTGTGTAGCTACAGGTATCGCCATGTCGCCGTGCTTCATGAGGAAATCGGTATAGCACATATCGCGTAACTTTGCATCCTTGCTGTTGAAGAGAGTCATCGAGTCGATGTAACCAACGTCAGCGGCACCTTGGTTAATCAGTTCAAGTAGTAACTTTGAGTGGGACTCATCTACACTACCCCATGCTCTAGAAGCTATCCAGCATAAGTCGAAGTCTGAGACCATTTTGCGATCCCTGTCAAGTGTCAGATATTCTGGCTTGAAGTTGTAACCATATTTGTAGCGCTTGAATTCGCACACAAACAGTCCATTCACGTACACGTTACCAGGTATATCTATGATGTCACCATACTGTGTAGTTGCCACGACTGAGTAATCTTTGAGCACATGTAGGTTCTTAGCTTTTATATCCTCAAATTCTTCGACTGAGATTCCACTGATTTCGATTGACAGATCTGCATCTGGTACTTTCTCCCAGAATGCTTTCTTGTCAATGAAGAATGTAAGTACCTGTGTGCCGAAGCGGCGACTGTTGACGAATCTTGGTGACCAGACCTCTTTAGCACCATAATTATAGAATGTAACATTCTTACCGTTGCGAAGCAGTACAAGTGTCGCTATCTTATAGCCCTCACCGAACTGGCCTATTGTAGATGCATCATCAGCCTTAGTTGTCTGTCCAAGTAACAGACTGTTAGCTGTGAGCACTGAATATTTGTTACAGATGCGCAGTGTCTCAGTGTCTGGATCATAGCTCCAGCTCATTTCGTTGTCGGGCTTTTGCTCCTGCTGGTCCAGAGCATTCTGAAATAATTCACGGACAGCATCTACTATGCCCCATGATGGGACATAGTTTGGTGTTATGGTTAATTCGATCTTCTGCATATTATTATCCTCCTAGTATTCATTATCATTTATCAGCTGCATGGACTTTGTGCATTACCTAATTGTTGTAATACTCGTCTTCGTACTCATCGAAGCGATCTGATACTTTGTCCAGGATGTCCTTGTAGGTATCGTCGTATACCGGCAACATCGTTTCAGTGTCGATGCGTATCTGTGGTCTGTATTTAGCTTTCAATTCGTCATAGACTTCTTCCTGATAATATTCAGGTTCCTCTGTTAATGGTTCTGTCAACCATCTCAGCAGTTCTGCTGGAGCAGGTTTAGGTGTATTAGGAACCTGTGTAGATGCCGCATGCTTTTCATACTTGCTGATCATATCATCAAGGCTATCAGAGAGTGGCACATTTCTACCTACCTCCTGTCTTGGTGGCTGCAGCCCAGCTAAGTGCTGGGCTTCATACAGCTTATGAATCTTATTAAGTTCGCTCTCTTCATCCGTAGACAAGTTTGCCTTGCTTCTGAGATACTTCTCGCGTGAGTTAATCTTCTCACATGTCTTGCAAGTCTTATAGAAACCTTTGCGGTTACCATAGTACTTACGAAATTGCTCAATAGGTTTGAGCTCACCACACTGTTTACATACCTGCGTCTTCATTTGTATACCTCCTACATGTCTTCTAATATTGATGGAAGACCATCAAAATCCTCATTTGGCCCTAAGGCATCAGCTAAAGTTTCTACCACTTCAACATCTACACCGTATTCATCTGCGAGCATCTCAAAGTATTCTTGTCTGCTATGACAGCCGTACATTTGCAGGTGCTCATTGTAGTTACTTGGCATATCAGTTACCTCCTAATAATGACTTCTGTGCCAGCTTAACTGCGATAGCTTCAGGAAATCCCTGAGCAACTAGTGCTTTGTATGCTTTATCATACTCAGCTAATACAGTAGCTATAATGTCTTTGGGATTTACCTTAACGTCATCATCTGTGACTTCAACTCTGTTTCTCCAGCCTACATTTGCACATGCAGCACACTTGTTAACCACCCAGCCTTGCTCAACAGTTAGAGGTACATTATGCAGAGCACATGAGTAAGCTCCTCTACCTGTCTTAACACAGAATCTACACGTTTCTTTTGAAGCTTTTGTTAACCCAGCCATGAGATTGCAGTGGCACCACTCAGGAACCTTGTAAGTTACTGTTGCTTTGATCTTAATCATTATATCCTCCTATTGTCTACCAAACCTGTTCATACTATTTAACGAGGTTAAGCTCGAGTTGTCCGTCGATTTCTGTTGTCACATAAGATTTGCCAAGCAGAATGTCCGTGTATCTTCTTGCAAGTTCCTTTTGTACGGCTTTAGCGAGTGTAGGTAAGTATACCTTGCGGTATGTAGTTGGATTGATGCAGAGCTCACCCTGGTCAATCATTCTGTTAATTCTTCTACAGAACTTATGTGCGTTACCAGTTGCAGGCACAATACCAGAGATAAGTTCTGTCTGAATATCAAGTAATACACCGTCATCAGTTTTGCTCAATAATACTTCAAGCGTCAGTTTACTTGCCATAGCAATGTCCTCCTTAGTCTACCCATTGTTCTTTGGTGAATATGAGATACAAGCCCAGCGGCACCAGAAACAGTGCTGCTGTAGCATCATACTCATTGATTGGTATTGTTACAAGGCTAATGATAACCAGTAACAATCCGCTAAGTTTCTGTTTCAGTCTTCTCTTCTGTAATTCTCTTCTACTCATTTGTATTCTCCTATCTGCTAGTATACAGCTTTCAAACTACCTACAAATTTCTCTGTATCATCATCACACGGTTCACCGTGATAGAAACCTACAACCTCTGTACTTACAAGCGTTTCATTTGCACATCTGTAGGTGTCTTTATAGATTGTAGTTACATCGTGATGCGCACTATATGCACCAAATATCTCAGTTGTTGTGATGCCGATGTCTTCTGGTGTTACCTCTTCAGCTACATCATTGAAGCATCTTTCTGCATCGTCACCATACCTATGCTTGAAGTCCTCAATGCCACATTCTCTGCTACAATACAGAGTACCTTCAGCCGCCCAGATTGTATCACATGTTGCTAAATCAATATCACATGCCGCGCACATGTCAACTGTGTTATCACCGGCTACTTTTGCGTCTTTGTTCATTTTTATGTCTCCTTTCAGCTTCTCTCATTCGTGCTACTTTATAACACTCTTTGCAGTCTCTTCTGTACTTTGGATTGCCTTTGGAATCCTTACCATCTTTATAGAATTCCTCAACAGGCTTGCGTTCTCCACAGGTTCCACACACTCTGTGTGTGTAAGAATCCTGGGTAGCTACAAACATATCTGATATGTTCATTACTTTACCTCCTGCTTACCTTGCACTTGTACAGATCATAGTCTACTTCTACAATATAATCTGCGCCAAGCTTTCTCTCAAGTTCATGTGCTAACTGTACATGTCTTGTTCTACCTGTTACATCGAAGCTAACATGTACTGCTTCGAATAATTCACACTTTTCTTTTGTCAGATCAACAAGTTCAACACTAACACTATTGTCGGTGTAGATTGTAGGTCCTTGCCAGCTATCTTTGTTAAATGTCATTGTACTTTGCCTCCTGCTTTTGTGCACTTTACTTTACTCTGTAAGCTTGTCAAGAATTGAATTGATCTCTGCATATATTTGTTTTCCAAACTCTGACATACTGTATATTTCTTTATCTAATTCATTGATTAGATAGCAGAGTCTTTCAATCAATTCATCTTCAGTTTCCTGCATATCACGAACCTCCTTTGAAAATTTACCCGACAAGCAAGTGCTTGTCGGGTATCATATGTGCTGAGCCTACACTGCACTGTAGGTACCCCTTACATTATAATTATACCACGAAAACTGCAGTTTGTATTCAGCATTTCTAAATTTAGAGAGGCGGCTGCACAGTTTTATTACACTGAGGTGTATCGCATTACTTCCTCTACATACTGTGTAGTTAAGCATGGCTTATTACCAAGTGCCCAAATACGATCAGTCCACATTTTATTTTCAACCTTAGAACTTGCTACTCTGATCTGTTCTGCTGCTGCATCAATAGCATCTGCATGAGCTACTATATGTGCCTCAATACTTGCAGGTGTTACTGGTGATCCAAAGTCAAGCTGATGATGATGAGAAAGAATTATATGGCGAAGCATTGCAAGCTTTCTATCTTTTAGATCATCCATACTGAACATCTCTTCAGCTATGTTACCTACAAGCTCTGCTCCAATAACTATATGGTCATAAAGCATTCCATCATCTGTCATATCAATTACTGTACCGTCAAGTTTGTAGGTGAACAGTTTTCCTACATCATGAAGCATAGCTCCAACTGTACACAGATCAGTATTTGCACCAGGTGTAGTTAGTGCAATAAAGTTAGCAATCTTGCTTACATAGTAGCTATGTACTAATGTACCACCAACAAAAGCATGATGTACACTTTTTGCACCTGGTATGCGTAACCATTTGGTCTCAATCTTCTCAAGTATTTCTAATGCTAAGTCTCTCAAGAAGTCATCTTTTACATCACAAATCAGCGCATAGCACTCTCTGTATATACTTTCAATGTCATAGTTGGATTGTGGAGCGAAGTGCTCAATAGGTACTTCACTATTCAATCTTAAGGACTTAATCGACAATTGCTTAACACCTTGCCATTCAGTAATTTGTGCTGTTGCATCAATTACTGAATTAACCTCTGGCATTTTACCACTTGACCAATCCCAGTAGTTACCACTGATAACGTCAATTCCATCAAATAATTCAAGGGCTAAGTAATCTTTGCCAGCTTTTGTTTTTCTTGCTGTAGCACTTCTTACCGCTAATGTAACGGTCTCTGTGCTACCAACCTTTAAGTCATGTATAACACTCATTATTTCTTGTCCTTTCTATCCATGTAAACTGCATTGTTTGGATCTTCAATTGGCATTGTCTCAAGCTCTTTAGCAGCTTCTGCAAGTAACGGTACCAAGCCATCATATGTTCTCAGCAGTTCTGATCCTTCATTGATAGGTATCATAATTGGTATTGTAATACCGTCGCGTCCAGGCATCCATATGTTGTCACGCTTTCTAATGTAAAATTCGCGTAAGTTGATATAGCGCACACCATCTCTTATTGCTGCAGCTACAACAATCTTAATTGATCCAGACTTTTTAATTTCTCCAATTACTTTGTAGTTATCCCAAATTCTTTTAGCTTCTGTTGCCATAATCTATTCCTCCACTTTTTCATATAAACCGCAACGACATTTACCAGGTGTATTCTGCTCTCTAAATCTTTTACAGATGCACTTTGTATCTGGTGTCTTTTGTACCTCACATGGACAATATCCATTGTTCTCTTTTAATGCCTCGGATACATATGCTACAATATCAGCATCGTCAACTTTCTTGATCTTAAGTTTCTTTTCCTTATCTGTAAACTTTACACAATAGGCTGGTACAACATTGCACTGACCATCTTCGTATTCTATTACAGCTACTGGGTACATTATCTGACCGCCCGTAGGCCCTCCAACCATAACTGAGTCACCTCTAGTGGTTGCGTATTCAGACCACTTATGAAATATCGCATTCATTGTGGTGCCATCTAAGGTTACTTCACATTTTCTCATTCTGTTACCTCTCTGTATATGTTAAACACAGAACCATCGTACACATTGTAGTTTCTGTATTCAAATGATTCAGGCTCTTTAAAGCCTACATTTTCAGGTTCTACCTTTTGTCCCCATGAAGGATTGCCATATTCTACACCTGCTGTTATAGGGCATCTAAACTTTTCAAATTCAGATAACATCCATCTTAATACCGGTGCATGTTCAAGTTCATCATTGCTTATATCAATTACAAGTTCATCATGTACAATATTGATAAGGTGTGTCTTAAGTTTGTTATACTGCAGATACTTATAAATATCTACAACCTTAAACTTAATGTAGTCTGCAGCGCATCCTTGAATCAATGCATTAGGTGCTTTGTAGCAATCATCAGAGTCTAAGCGGCGACGTCTTCCATAATAGTTTTTTACAAAACCTCTCAGCTTGATAACCTGATACACAGTATTGATAAATACTCTTGCTTCCGGCATTGTAGAGAAGTATCTGGCTTTAATATCTGCGGCTTCTGTTTGACTACAACCAAGTAACTCTGATAAGTGCCCTTGACCTACACCATAAATGAGCGCAAAGTTAATAGTCTTAGCTTTAGCACGAAGTGAACTTGCATCCTCATCGCCCTTATGAACTTTCTCAATAAGTTCGTCAACATTCTTATTGAAGAGCAAAGCCGCTGTAGCTGCATGAACATCATAGCCATTAGTAATAGACTCTATAAGGCCAGGAATTTTAGCATAATGAGCAAACAATCTGTATTCAACCTGGTCAAGGTCCATGAACCATAACTGGTAATCTTTATCAGGTAAGAAAGCTCGCCTAATTCGCTTATCCTTTTTAGGAAGTGTCTGTAATGCAGGTTTTGTAATTGACATACGCCCTGTTGTAGCTTCAGTCTGGTTAATTGACCCATGTACTCTATTATCTGCATCATGCTGCTCGTAGATTCCATATGCATAAGTATTCAGTAGCTTTTCATACTTTCTGTACTCAAGTATCTTTTTAACAATAGATACATTATGAACCTCAGCAAGGGTGTTTAAAGCATCCTTATCAAGTTTTGGGTTTCCTTTGTCTGTCATCTGAATAACAGAAGGACTTACGCCTACTTTCATAAGAATATTGTATAATTGTTTGCCAGAATTGACGTTAAACATCATACCAGCTTCCTCATAGATTGCTGCTTCTGCTTCGTCTGTAAGCTTCTGAAGGTCTGCCTTTAAGTCTTTTTCATAGGTTGTGTCGAGAGGCATACCATAGCGTTCCATAGCATACAATGCTATCATAAGCTCACACTCATTATCATACAAGCTTACAAGCTCGTCTTGCTCAAGCTTTTCATACTCAGATACAAACACAATAAATGCATTCCATACGTCGGCATTGGCGTATTCACTCAGTAGCTCCCTAGGAATATGTCTATAATCTGAAACCTTATTCATCTGCTTGTAGGCATCTACCATGAATTCAAACTTTACAATGCCGCCTTTCTTGCGCGCTGCTAGATCTCTAAGAGTAAATGAGGTTCTATTCTCATTTGCAAGCTTAGATAACACTACAGTATCATGAAGTCTACCTACAATCTTCATGCCAGCATTAGCAAACATGTGCATATCAAATTTAGTGTTATGTGCAATCTTTTCAATTGTTGGATCTTCAAATAAAGGTGCCAGCTGCTTAAACTTCTCAAAACCATTCTGTACAGTATCAAATATAGTGTAAGAATTTTTACCATCACATATTGAGATACAAAATGGGAAGTCCTGTGGCACTGCTTTCTTGCCAGTACCAACCCAGCGTCTTACTACACCTGTAGGTACTACATGACTGTTTGGATAAAATGGATGAGTTTCAGTATCGAAAGTAATAAATCTTCTACCTTTAAACTCAAATGGATCTACTTTACTAAGCAGTTCTTGTGGATCTTCAATGACATGAAAGTTTGGTACTTTGTGCTCTTTAGCAAATGTCTGTGGATTGTACACATACCCGTTGCCTTTCTTTACAACTGGTCTTTTCTTTGGCTGAATAACTGCCATAATAATCACTCCTTTCATTATAATTATATCACATAATAATGCAGTAGTAAATATGAAAAATAAAAACGGTGCGGCGGCTACACCACACCGTCGTATTACTACTTAACTATTTGAGATATGTACTTTATATACTGATTGGTACTGGCTAGTTTAATACCAAAGCTTGTATATGTATCAGACAACTTTGTATTATCGTACTTACCAAACTTAACGTAGCAATTAAGTAAGGCATCTCTAGGTACTTTAGCAAATAGCTGCTCTTCAGATAAGCCTGTGTATAGCATAACTTGCATTCGTAACGTTTTAGCCCAGTATATTAGAGACAGCATATCTTCAGGTTCTTCTGTCCATTCAAGGCCACCAAGAATAATACCATCATTAAATGGGTTCATTCTTACTTCCTGAATTATATCGCTTGCTAGCCTTACATATAATGGACTATACTTTAAGTGTTGATTGAAACAACCCTGACAATTGTTACTACAACTCTTAGCTACAATTAGGGCTCCCATGAACGGAGCATCTTCTGTCCGTTCATGGATAATGCCTCTATAAGATATTAGTCTATTCAACACCTAACTGATTTCTGTCTTTAAATTCCTGCAACTTGCCAGGGTTGTAGTTGCAGACATCTCTGATGTAGCCTGTGATTCTCTGCATATATTTTGTTGTACCACCACAGTGTGGACATGTACCTACAGGAGTCTCAATAACTCCACATGTAGGGCAGTAGCAAATTACAGGTGAAATAGATACATAAGGCAATGAGTAATTTTCACATACATGCTTAATGATATTCTTAGCCTGATCACCAGAAATACCGTGAGCCATGTACAGATGCACAACTGTGCCACCAGTCATTTTAACCTGCAGTGAATTCTGGTGATCCAGGAGCTGCTGAATACTCTTCACTTCTTTTACAGGCATGTGGCAGGAGTTTGTGTAGTACACGTTGGTGCCAGCACCCTGTGTGTAGATTTCAGGATAAGCTTTCTTATCGAGCTTAGCAAGTCTGTAGCATGTTGATTCTGCAGGTGTAGCCTCAAGATTATATAAGTGTCCTGTAAGTTTCTGATAGTCAAGCAGAACACCTCTCATATAGTCAAGAACTTCCTCTGCAAGTGCTTTGCCCTCTTCAGAAAGAATGCCAATTGAATTATCAATTGATTCAGTGTTTGAATCAAGCATTCCATCACCAAAGAAGTTTACGCACATTTCATTGAGACCAACAAAACCGATAGTACTGAAATGGTTATCCAGCGTACCTACATATGTGTCGAAAGCCGGAACCATACCGGTACCTACAATGTGCATTTCAAGCCAGTTACGCTTTTCTTCAAGGCTATCACGTGCAATGTCCATGTAGTCCTTAATCATTGCAAATAAGGCTTCTTTTGATTCACCTTTTGTAAGGTAGCCAATGCGAGGCAGATTAAGTGTAACTACACCGATGGATCCTGTGCTGTCTCCTGAACCGAACAGACCGCCATTTCTTCTCTGAAGCTCAGATAAGTCAAGGCGGAGTCTGCAGCACATAGAGCGTACATCACTTGGATCCATATCACTGTTAATAAAGTTACTAAAATATGGATAACCATACTTACCTGCCATTTCCCATAACAGATCATTGTTTGGATTATCCCAGTCAAACCCTTTCATGATAGAGTATGTTGGGATAGGATAAGCAAATGGTTTTCCTGCAGCATCTCCTTCAAGCATGACTTCAAAGAATGCTTTGTTAAGCATATCCATTTCTTTCTGGCAATCGCCATAAGTAAAATCCATATACTCATTAGCAATCTTTGCTGGCATATCTTTAAGGTCTCTTGGTGGAAACAGATCAAATGTCAAGTTACTGAAGGCAGGCTCTGCACCAGCTCTACTGTTAGAGTTGACTGAGTAGATATAATTCTGAATGCTCTGCTTAACCTCTCTGTAGCTAAGATTATCCACTTTGATGAAAGGAGCAAGCAATGTGTCGAAGCTACTAAATGCAACTGCACCCATAATCTCATTCTGGAATATTGTTACCATGTTTGCAAGCTGATTAAGAGCAGCGTCGAAGTGTTTAGCAGGCTTTGACGTTGGAATGTTAGGTACCCCCTTAACCCCATAGTCAAGAACTTTCTGCAATGAATAACCACAACAGTAGATAGTAAGTCCACTCATATCATGGATATGAAGGAATCCATCATTATGTGTAGCTGATGCAACTTCATCGTATACACGATCAGTCCAGTACTGCTTGGATACTGCCCCATTGATGTATTTGTTAAGCTGGCCAAAGCTGAATGGAGCATTACTGTTTTCCTTCACTCTCCAGTCTCTCTGTAACATGTAATCATCTACAAGTTTGTTTGTGTCAATTGTTCCCATGTGTTAATTCCCCCTTGCAAAGTTTAACATTTTCTGGATGCTTGAATCTGCATAGTACTCACCCTCTTTTAATAAGACAGGTAGAGTTGTTAAATCCAGATCTATAAGTTTCTGTGCTGCCTCTTCATCTTGTCGTACATCTACATAGGTATATTCTATGTGTCTACACTCAAGGTGATGTTTTAAAGCATTGCACCGCGGGCAGTTGGCGGTACCATATAAAGTTACTTGTGACATATTTGTCACCTCCATAATATATTGTTTAAGCAAGCACTTCATACTTATAACGTATGTAGTGTGCATTAAACGCTTTTGTAGGAATACGCTTTATTTTGCCAGCATCTTCCAGGTCCGTAATAATGTACCTTATACGGTTTTTGTTGATCCCTGCTTCAGAAGCCAATTTAGACATTGCTACTGTTTCACCTTTATGCTTCTTGATTACTTCAAGTACAGTAGCCTGCTCTTCTGCAGTTGTCTCTATAACAAATTGAGCCATATAAATACCTCCAAAGTAGTTATAATACTCATTACTAGTCCGTAAAGTAATAACTTAAGATTATACCTAATAGTATATTACGAACTGTTAATGAATAAACTAAACGTGTTAATAGTTGTTTAATAATAACCAATATGTTATATTTGTTTTACTACAATACCTGCCTGTCTTAATAATTTAAGACCTGTAGTATCTTTCCATTTTTCAATAAAGTATACTGCACTAAACCCACCTGGTGCATTGATGATAGCTGCGGCGCATTGCTTACACGGTGATAATGTTACAAACATTACCTTTCCAGGTGCATCAGTCATGCACTTTATTAGCGCATTGATCTCTGCATGTACGCATCCGTACTTACCATCGATTTTACACATACAGTCTACAAGACCTTTTGGACCTCCATTTAAACCTATGCTGTATACCTGTGTTAAATCTTTATCAGTAATTATAGCAGCTACTTTGTGTTCAGAACACTTAGATAGTGTAGCCAAATTACAAGTAAAATTCTTGAATACTTCAATCCTTTCCTGCTGACTCATTTGTTGCCTCCTCAATCTTGCATTGTAGATAATCTACTATACATTGCAGATTATGCTTGTTCTGTCCTCTTAATAAAGCCTTAGATTCATTAAATTCTCTATCCATTCTTAAGAATGGATTTGGATTCTTTTTTATATCGTTAGCGCACTTATCACATGCCGGTACTACATTGCAGGCATTATACTTGCCACCATCGGAATAGTTAATGAAGTATGTTCGCGCATCTATTGATTCAGAACCACACCATGCACAACCATTAAAGTGTGAGCATGCTTGTAACCATTCTTCTTCAGTTAAGCTGTGTGTAGTAATCTTATTCAACTGCTCTAACCAATCATTGTATTTCTGTATTGCAGTAGCTCTGTAAGTATGCCACATCTTTTTATTTATTTCATTGCGTCTTTCTCTGTAATCTGGTTGTGCTTTTTGAGATTTTTCTACTACCTTGCTATTGCACTGTGAACATAATCTATTACCATTCTTATGTATATTTTCACAGTACTTGCCGCATACTCTACAATAGCCCGGCTCTGGCTTTACATCTCTATATACACCGCCACCACAAAACTTGCATGTGTTAAGACCATATGCGGCTGGATATATCCAGCCGCACTTTTGACATTTGCCTGGCCACTTATTCTTTGAGCTCATATCTTAATACCGGTATAAGATGCGGGCACTTCATAATGTTATCAAAGTTATCGCATATCTCATTGAAGTTATCTCTACTTGTAACATACTCTTCACCGCGACGCTGACATCTCTGCCATAAAGCCGCTTTTGGACCCGTAGCGTATATGATAATGGCGCCACACTTTGCTAGTTGTTCTTCAAGCTCATACATCTCAGGATAGCTTATAACAGAGGCGTCTCTCATTACAGGACCATAAGCCATTTCAGAATACCAACATCTATCAAAGATCATATTTTTACCAGAGCGGATAGTTTGTAGGTACTCACCCATCATCAGCTTCTTTTCTTCTTCTGATTTAGGCTGTGATCTATGAAGAATCGGATATTTTGTCTGTCTTGATAATTTCTCAGCAAGTGTAGTTTTGCCAGAACCATCAGGACCTTCAATAATTATAATCATTCCACTACCTCCCAGCTGCTATCAAACATTTCAGGAAATGTTTCCCTCCAAGGTACTCTACCGAATCTATTCTCAATGTACAGGTACGGTGCTGTCATCTTACTGTGCTCATCTGGAACCTGGCATCTAATCACAACCTCAGGACTCCATCTTGGAAGCCTCATTCCCTTACCAGCTTTTACTTCTCTTAAAGCGTCTTCAAATTGCATATTAGAAACCTCCAATTATAGCCATACAAGCTTCCTGTGAAAGATTTTCATTAGATATTCCCATCATCATTGTGCTTACCAACTTAAATGCTTCTTCACTAGAGAAACCTACATCTACATAGCTATTGTAGATCTGTCGTACCTGCAGCGCTGCATTTTTAATTTCTCTGTTCTGACTAGCAGTCTGTTTGAAAACTTCAAATTCCTTTTCAAGAATCTTGAGGCTATTTTCAATGTCGCCAATCATTGCTAAATGCTCTTCTTTTTCTGCTTTAAGCTCCTCAAACTTTTTTGTGTATTCTTCTGCTGTATTGAACATATTATACCTCCTTAAGTAATGGCCACTTCATTTCAATAATATTTCTTGGAATAGACAGTTTATTTACGTCTGAAACTGCATCTAATCCATGCAAAGAGTTACCGCAGCACATCTTTCCCTCTCTACAACTACCAAACAGACAATCAGGACCTGCTAATGCAAACATTTCTTCTCCATCTTCTGTCTTAAGAAGCTCTTCCCATATACGCATTGTAACATACTGTGTTTCTACAGTGTTTCTATTGCAACCTCTTGTACGAATAAAGTGCATCCATGCTTCGTGATTAGCCTGCATGATGAGAATATTTCTCAAGCCCTGCGGCGCAACGTATCCGGCAGTATCATTATCTGTAGCAGCTGCGATAAGTTGATAATCAATCATTGCATCGTTACAGGCTTTTAAGTAGCCTTTTGTCAAGTATGCACTTGGATAATCATTATCATATTCAATCAAAGCGTAAGGAACTACAAAGTCTGCTGCTCCTGTGTAGTCGCTGTACTGCAGCGATGCTGATACATAATTTACACCAACCTGGTGGGTCCTAGCCTGTGCAAGGAAGCGGCGCGATGCGCCAACAATTGCAACTGTGATAGGTGTAAAGCGCTTAATGGTACCATGCGGAAGTGAAGAAACTCTTTCAATAGTTCCTGGCCCTACACTACCTGGCTCCAAGCATTTGTAAAATAACTTTTTCAAGTCATCCATATTATGGATGTTGTGGCCTCGCTGTGTAAGCTTGGCCAAGAACATCATTGTACCCCCCGGGTTATTGTGTGAATCTAATACAGCTACTTCAATCTTACGCATTTGTGTTTTCCTCCTCTGGTGCTTCAATTGGATAAGAGTCTCCAAGTGCTGCCTTAATAGCCTCTCGTTCTTCTTCTGAGCACTCGCTCAAACATCTTGTGTATTCTACTGCTACAAGCTTAAGAGCCATACCAAGTGTTAAAGCGTCAGTATTGTAGGTAATAGATGCCGATCCATCTTCTTTTGATAAGATAGTTACAAAGTCGTCAGACTTTGTAACTTTACCATCCATTTCTACTGTGCATAAGCTAACACTATCTACTTTACCTGCTTCGATTTCTTTTGTTGTATTATTCATCTTTCGTTCCTCCTAACATGCTTTTGTACGCTTAAAGATACCTTTGAATGCCTGCGCAATTGTTTGACCTAATGACTTACTACTGGCCTTACGCTGCATTGCATAGTATGCTTTTCTTTCAAAATCATTAAAGATTCCTTCATTTCTTTTCTGTGATACTGAACGATGACTACGTTCCATATGTTTCTTAGCTCCTGCCATTTTATGTTCCTCCTATTTATACCATGGTTTAAAGTTCTTAATCTTATCTAACAGTGTAGCTGTATCTCCATCAAAGCAAATTGCTCTATCATCAATATAGACAATTGCCGGCGGTTTTTCTTTGCACACCTTATCTACATAGGCTGCTAAGCCATACAGCTCAAGCCAGGACTCAATAGCAAGCCTACCCTCTATGTGTGCACAACGTGTGGACACTATGACTACTTCGTATCCTGCCTCGTGTATTTCACGTAATGCTTTTTGTATGCCACTTACTGGAGGGTCAGGGATACAATTATATCCCTGCCAACCACTTGTGTAAGAGTGTATCACACCATCAAAGTCAAATACAACTGTTTGTTTCATGCTACACCCCCGTTGAAGCAAAAGCACCAGTGCCTCTTTCTTTTCCTGTTTCTGTTACAAAATCGGCAATAATTACCGGTATAATTACAAGTTGACCAATACGATCACCCTCGCTAATATTGTATGGTTCACTTGAATGATTAGTTATAATTGCATGCAATTCTCCTGTGTATCCTGAATCTACAGGAGGAAGTTCACATATAATACCCTTCTGTGACATACCACTTCTTGGCCATACAAAAGCAGCAAAACCATCTGGTAGATCAATACCAAATCCAAGTGGTATTGTCTCTGTATGCCCAGGCTGTATAGTATAATAATCTGTAGAGTACACATCTGCACCTGCATCATTATAATGCTTTCGACTTGGCAGATTAGTATACCCGTAGTCAATTACTTTTATCTTCATAGCTGTCCTTTCTAACATGTATTCTTTATGAGTGGTTAGCATACACTCACCACCATTTATATAGCAATATGTCTTACTACACCCATCATTCTTTTTAGGGTCACATATGTACACATTACTAGTGTTGCATCCCATTAGTTTGATCCTTTCACAGACATTGCTCTAAATTCAATCTTCTTAAGCACATTGGCATATACTTCTGGATAGACAACCTTAAGCTTCTCTGTATCAACGCGCTGCTGCGAGCGTGGAGACCACTTTACTGTGTAGTCTTTTGTATATCCAATCTCATTTTCCTTAAGACGATCTTTAAGCTTATTCTGAGCTTCCTCCATTATGCTTGTAAGCTCTTTAATTTTAGCCTTGCATTCAAATACAGTTTCTGCAAGATCATTGGCTGCATCATCTTCCATAAACAGCTCAGAGTTTTTAACAACGTCTTTATACAAACCATTTGCCAAATCTGTGTCGGTATACTGCATCTCTGGTTCCTTAAGTGCAAGTACATTATCAAACCAGAACTTCTTAGCAGCAGGTAGTAAAGTTTCATTTATAAGCTCATCATCTCTGAAAACTGTATAAGTGTAGAATTTATTTCCACCTACAAGACAAGCAAAGCAACCTCTTTCAAGACCTAAGATCCACAGATACCAATTTAACTGGTAAATGTACGATTTAAGTATCTCACCAGATTCCCATTCATCATTCATGTACTCACTTGTAGTTTTGCATTCAAGTATTCCCCAAGGCTTTCCATCTTTATCTACAATGAGTCTATCAACATTAGCCAAAGCCCATGGGTAATCCTTGTGTTGCAACGTAGCATCTACTGTAACTAAGTGCAGATTTGAATAATTTCCGACTAATTCTCTACGTGCAAACTCTTCAGCTACAATAGGTTCAAGCATATGACCAAAATGCATACGCTCTCTTGCTACCTCATTAGGCTGCATTGACTCTGTAAACTGCCCTGTCTTATTCAAGTAGATCTGCCTAGCAGAAGTAAAAGGACTTACTCCACAGATAGCACCTATATCTGAGCCCCCTATACCCCTAGTTCTTGCTTTAAGCCAGGCTTCTTCATCTTCTTCCTGCTTAACTGTAGAATACACAGTGCAGTTACTTAAATACTTTAATGGATCCATCTCACTCCTCCTTTGTGTATTATTCGTACCCAAATTCTTTCAGTAGTTTTATCAGCACATCGCCGTGGCAAGGTTTAGGAGGGCACCAGCAACCAAGTACCTTACAAGCTAAACTTGGTAGAGCTCTCATAAGTATTGGACTTGTGCGTACATGTTCTTCATACTTCTGAATAACTTCTTCTCTGGTGCCATCCTTACCAATAATGTAGGGATTTCCCCACTTTGATGGTCTGCCTATATACACGTCGTATGGTGCCTTCTTACAATGCACTATACGTGTCATAAGCTACACAACCATAAGGTTCTGCATTACAACAGCTGTATTTGTTTTAAGATGCATATCCTGATCGTATGCTTCCAAGATATAGTCAATCTTTTCAGCAATGTTTTCAGTATTAACAGCAAGTTCAATAGCTCCTGTAGGAAGCTTTACAGCAGTTACAATGTATCTTGGTTTGAATGCCTCACGGCCATTTGCTTTCTCCTCTTCTGTAGGTTCAGCCATTGCTCTCTTAATTTCACCTAAGTAGTATCTTAATTCATTTTCCATTATAATACCTCCCAATCTTCTGCAAATAAATCGGTTATGCTTGGTACCCATGTTGCAAAGGTATCATTAGCATTTTTAATAAGAAGAATAGGATGTGAAAGTTTTGCAGTAAACTTATGGCTTGTAAGTTTTCCAACTACAGGTTCACTAGCAACCCATAAGTTCTTACCATTCCATCCCTTCCTTCTAACTCTGTGGCCAGCCTTTATAGCCTTTAAAGCTTCGCTAAAATCCATATTGCCTCCTACATATCAGCAGCGCTGTAGAAATCTTTACGTGCTGCCTCAATCTCTGATTTAGTTATAGGTATAGTTGTAAGGTTCTCAAACAATTCAGTACCAAGTGGTAACCTTCTGTAGTCACCCTTAAACTTATCTACAAGATGGTTATTTGTCATGTACTTAAGCAGCATCTTAAGATCATCCTTTGACAATCCTGTATAGTCCTCAAGTGTAGCTCTACTGAAGTAAGGCAGCTGATAAAGTATTGTAGCCATTTCATTGAAGTCTACAATAGGCAATGTTAAGAACAGCGACCTAAGCTTACTAATATTGCTACTAGATGTATCTGTGGTTACTCTGTTCTGCTCACTAAGTCTATCATAGCCAAAACTCTTTGCAGTATATAACTCTTCCATAAAGTCTACTACAAAGTCTACATGTTCAGGCTTAACAATAACTTTCTCGAATGTATCATCTGTAGAAGCTACACAACAAGCAACTGATACAGCTAGGCGTGCTATCTTAAGTCTTTGATCAGCTGCTTCAACTATAGGTATCGTCGAGGAGTACTTTGCGCCCATCTTCGTTGCTTGCTCAAGGATGCGCTGTGTCGCTTCATCTGTGATTTGGACATCTTCAGGTTTTCTGCTCCATGCCCATAAGACGCGCGTATTGCACAGGTCTGAAGTGTAGATATGTGGTACCGGAGGAACATCTCTGAGGGACTTGTTGACAAGTTCTGGATCAACGTCTCCTGAGGCAACTGACATAGCAATGTCAAGTCGTCTAACATCTTCAGCCTTTCCGAATAGCTTAAGCACTGCAGATACCCCATAAGTTTCTGAGTTGAGCTGTCGTCCATTCCTTGGGTTAGAAATGTAAATAGCTCTTGTCCTACTTGTTGTTTCTGCAGTAATAACTCCTGTTGCCTTAGCAATTCCTGAACTTCTGACATCAGACATAACTGCGAGATCGTCTTCACTAAGGCCGCTAAGCTCGTCAATGGTGAGCAAACCGCCATCGTTAAGTGGGAAAGCGCCCCAGACAAGGAACCAACGCTTATTAGTCTGTTGCATGCTGTAGACAAGTCCTGTTCTTCTGGATGATTCTCCTGAATGCAACTCTCCAAGTCTGTAATGGTTCATCATCCTCTCTACAATTGTAGTTTTAGCTTGTCCAGAATCACCTATGATTAGCAGTTCACCCCAGCCGCGTTTAACATACTGTTCCTGAAAGTAAAAATTAAGAACTGTATGGTAAATTAAGTCTACAGCTATTGCAACATTTCGTCTTTCCCATATAAATGTAACATTACGTTCAAGATCAGTATGAATTTCTTCAAACTTATCTTTAATAGTTTGTCCTGGTTTACATTGAAAAGCTTTAAGCTGCATGATAGATTCTTCATTAAGCTCGAAGTCACTTATCATATCTTTCTCTGGATAAGCTTTATCAAATACATAGTTTGCGTACTGAGAGTTAGGATCTGGATGCATAAAGCCAGCCATTGTGTAGCGCTTATTTGTCTTGAGACTGTTACCTACATAGTAGCCTGTACGAACTACATACTCGTGCTCTTTTGAGAAACCGAAATTTGATTCAGCTTTTGGTATCATACGTAATTCTTCAAGATTCATGTATTCGAGTATTTCAAGCCTGCGCTTATCACATCTAGGATGTATGCCTAGTATCTCATATATAACCGCCTGCTGCTGTTTTTCAGTACACTTTATTAGTTTCATGATATCACTGTCACTAGATGTCATTGTCTTAACCATTTCACCTGCATTTAATGCTAGCTTACAATTTTGACATTTTCTAGATTCAGCGTCTGATGCATCGCCACAAGAAACCTTAACAACTTTTGGGCAAATGTATGGTGTGCTATCTTTTCCGCTAACCATTACAGGTACCCTTATTCGTTTACCAACAAAACCAGCTTCTGAGCTATCAGATAAGTGTACCTCTTCAGCTTCGGTCTCATCAGCTATACGATTCTCAGCCATTGAAGGATCTACATATTTAGTTGCATTATCAAGTAACTTTTTAAAGTCTTCTGAAGTTTGACCACACTTTGTAAAAAAGTCTGTTATGTCACCCTTTACAGGGAAGTTTTCAGGCCAGTTGATTATGTATACATCTACAACCCTATATAGCTTTTCGCAAAGCTTCTTTACAGCATTTCGTCCTGCCTCATCGTTGTCTTGTGCAAGGTATACACGTTTCTTGCCTCTGAATAATTTTGTCCATTCTGCCTTCCAAGTACCAGCACCTGATGTAGGGCACGCTGTTGGAAAACCATGCTGTTCACAGCATATACGGTCCATTTCACCTTCAGACCAAACGATATAATCTACTGTAGTATCTACTACTCTGTCTATACCAAATATTCGTACTTCACCATATGAATTGTTGTATTCATCAACATAGTTTAGTACTTTCCATTGATCTTCGTTTGAATTCCACTTATAGCGCCTAAAGTTTACAAGTGTGTTGTACTCGTCATAAATTGGAATAGTGATGCGTTCACCATCCCAACCTAATTGAAACCTTCTAAGAGTCTCATCAGTTAAACCACGCCTATCTCTAAGCATGTCACGTATAGGTCCTGTCAAACTCATAAGTCTTCGATGATACTCTTGTACTAATCCAACTTCAATATCTGGACGAGTAGGTTTAGAACCATCTGGTCTAGGTATCTTAAGCATGTCTCCTAATTGAAACCATGCTTCTTCATTGGATAAACCATAAAGCAACTTAAACATTGTGTGTATATTGCCTTTGGAATGGCAGCTATTACAGTAGTATACTCCTTTAGCTAAGTTGACAGTAAGTGAAGGGTTATTATCTGTTTGAGACTCATGAAGTTCTTTGAATGGACACTCAGCTTTTATTTCCTGACCGCGGCGCTGAATATTTTTAAGTTCATTCATAAAGAATGCTTCATTATCAATCTCAGCTAATATGCGGTTTGTGTACTCACTCCATCTCATGTTTCCCTCCTTGATAGGCAGTGCTACATATGTAGCACTGCCAGGTGTTTATTAGAACTCAGTTTTAGCTAAGTCAGGAGCAGCTGCGCCGCTTGATGAATCAGATCCTGAATCATCCATATCATAGTCCATTGTCTGGATTGTGTTACGGAATGATTTGTACAGCCCAAGAGCAAACTCACGATCTTCTGTACTTGTAGCTCCAGATGGTGTTGCAGTGATTATGTACCACTCATTACCATTCTTAGCCATAAGTTTTTCGTTAAGTGCATAGCCGTAATTCCACATGTTCTGCATGGTAACCTTGGCTAAGCTATACAGCTTCTTGCCCTCATTGTAGTTGGTCTTTGCAAAGCTCAAAATGATAGGCATTCTTTCACCTGCAAAGAAGCCAAAGAAGTTAATATACTTTGTGCATTTAGGAAGTGATTCCTTACCCTGCTTAGTGTTATCAAACTCACAACGCTTACAGGCTGCACACATAAGTGTAGTTCCATCAGATTTCTGTCCCACTTTACCATCTCTTGCGATGCAGGACATTCCGCCGCCTTCTGAACGATCCTTCCAATCGATATTGTTGTTGAACTTAAATACCGGAATAAAAATCTTTCCATTAAGCTTATCTTTTGTTAAAGAATTGATAATATCACCTTCATTAGCGATCTTATCCTTTCTTTCAGGACTGAGAGTCTGAATAACTTTTACTCGCGGAATAATCATATCCCCTGCTTCTTCGTCTTCAAATCCCATTGGGATCTCCTGCTGATTTGCGAGTTCTCCAGTCTGCTGTGCTGCTAAAGCAGCCTCTGTGTTTTTCATTTCATCTGACATTGTATTTTCCTCCTATAGATTTATTTCTAAAGGCGTCACCCCTTAGCATACTTTAATTATATCATAAAAGTATGAAGTTGTAAAACCATACTTTACGACCATTGGTTACTACCTGTGATAAAGTGCATCTGCTGCCTCTACACATTTAGTAGCTACGGCATCAACAACAATATTAGCTACAATAAATTTATAC